TATGATACCGAAGAAAATAGATTTAGAGAACTCAAGATTAGATGGATAAATGAGTTGGCTGATGCCGCTAGAAAAAACTCAGATCCTGATAAACCGGAGGACCCATACAATGTTATGGCCAAGGGCGTTCTTGATTATTGGAAATCATGTGCTCAACAACCCCTTACAAATGAGCCAGGTGCCCCGCCTTGCTTATTTGCACCTCCTCAGGGTGGACTTTACGCTCCGATTTATTATGGTAGTCAAACAATGCTCGGTAATAATATAAAAAGAGCTTTCAATACGGGAAAAAGATTCAGTCGGGCACCAGAAAAACAGATTGCAGCAAAGCTAGTTGCATCTGCCCTAGCATATTCTTTTGGTATGCATTTATTAGAACTTAAATTTATCTATCGTGGTGGTATACCTGGGGCTAATGGCCCAATACCTATGATAGGTTTTATCCCTCTAGTTTATTAACAAAAAAAGTTCATTGCAAAGGAACTTAAGATGGGATATATAGTATAATAACGATACTTTTAATCACCTTTAAACTAAAAAAAATATGAATTCCAATTCTTTCGACGATTTTAACTGGGATCTTCCTAATGGACTAACAATCAACAAGAAAATCAAAGGTCCTGATGGACACAAGGTTTATTGCCACGAGCCATATGCTCAGGAGTTAGCAGATCTCTATTTTAAATCCTATGCAAATTTAGAAATTGGGTCTAAGGACTTAGTTGATGGTTCAGTATATCTTTGCAAAATAGTTCATTTGAAGGAAGACGAAGCATTAGCTCAAACCAATTCTGGTCAAACCATCTACATCGATCTTAAAAAAGAGAGAAGAGATGCTGAAAAATTAAACTTAATCAACCTAACATTTAACCCAGGCGAAGAAGTTAACGCTAGAGTAAGAAAAAATAACGGTAACTATACAGGATCTGTCATTGAATACTACATACACAGCCTGAGAGTTGAACTTTTTGAACAAATTAAAAAAGAAAGCAGCGCATATAGAATAAAAATAGTTAGTGTGAATAAAGGTGGATACATTGCCGAATTATCGGGTATCAAATGTTTCCTTCCTGGATCACTAGCAGCAGCTAATAAAATCACCGATTTTGAATCATACATCGGAAAAGAAATGCACGTTATGATCGAGGGTTATGTTGAATCGAAAGACATATTCATCGTTTCCTATAAGAAATACCTTAATAAGATCATGGATTCTAAAATCCAAGAACTTGATCTTACCAAAAAATACAAAGGGTATGTTACAGGGACAAGCGACTTCGGTGTGTTTGTAGAATGGGACAGTGTTTACACTGGTCTTATTCACAAAACAGAATTCCCTGATGATAATACGCTAACCATGATTTCTCCTGGATCAGAAATTGAATTCTATGTGAAGGAGATCAAGGATAATAACAGATTAACCCTTACATTGGATAAGCCATTGGAAAGAAATGTTATTATACAGGAAATAGAGAACCAAGTGAAAGAAGGAACTTGTGAACCATTACCAGCTAAGGTTAAACATAGAAGAAAGAATGGCGCTTTAGTTGAAATTCCACAATATGGTCTTATGGCCTTAATACCTCAGGATAGACTTGGGAAGAAGGGGAGCAACATCAAAACAGGAGACGATGTGACAATCGTTCCTTATGAGGTTGATGTTACCTCTGGAAAAATATATGTTGAACTTGTAAATGTCGGATAATAGAACACATTTTGATAAGATTAATGCTCTTGACTCATCAGTAATAGGATTTGAATTTGAGTTTTACACTAACCTGTTAAAGGGTCAAGCTGCCGAGTCATTGGGTAAGCTTATCAAAAAGAAAGTTATAGTTTCCGAAAAATACCATTCAAAAATACCGGTAGACGCCAACAATTTTAAGCTAGAACCAGATTACTCAGGTGGTAGCAAAATGATGGAGCTTATTACCGGACCTCTTGCATACAGCGAGGCTATGCCGATTCTTATCAAAATTCTAAATTGGATTGATGAGAATGGGTGGACTAGTGATAGATGCGCATTCCAATTTTCAGTAAGTTTTGATAAGTCCAGAAGAGACGTAAAGGACAAAATAGAAAACCTGGATAAGCTTAAGTTTGTCTTGGGACTTGACGAGGGATTTATCTACTCAAGATTTGGTAGCAGAGAAAAGAATGTATATGCCAAATCCATCAAAAAAGTTGTGCCTAGGAACAGATACTCGATATTGGAGAATATCCAATCGATAGATCCGAAAATGTATCGTGTACCTGAAGATAAGTACTATGGTGTGAACTTCACAAAAACACCAAAGGGGTATATCGAATTCAGATATCTAGGAAACAGAGATTATCAGAAGAAAACCAAAGAAATCAGAGAGGTAATAGATTACATTATCTTATACCTCTATGATATATTAAGCCACAGAATAAAGGGGTATACAAAAGACGACCTAGCGGTACTTCAGAAAATGATGGACAAATATGCAAAGGTAGTAAGATGTTTCACTAATCCTGATTTCTTCTTTAGAAATTACCCAGATTTCCACATCTTCGTTGATCTTAAGGGATGGGACGAAAACATAAAAACATATTTTCCCATCATTAGGGATAAGGTATTTGACCTGATTATAGAGGGAAATATCACATCATGTTATTTCAACTACGATACTGCAACTGGTAGATACCAGGTAAAGGAAGCCAGATGCAGAAATGCTTTCGAAATTGACGGGATGGATTTAATCCTTTGTGATATTAAAAATGCTATTATTAGAAATTGCAACATCTACAATTCTGACATAAAAAAATCATCGATAGAAGATTCTTATATTTTCGCAGGTACCAAGGTGACTTCATCAAAAATTAAGTCAACCATAGTGGATTTCTCAAACGAACTTAAAGATTGCTTTATCGACTGCCAGGGCAAGAATATTAATTGCAAAATCGAAGGTGGGGTATTAAGAGCTGGTAACATTGGTGAAAATGCAGAGATTAGCAAGGAAACAATGAAAGTTAAAAACTTAGAAGACCAGAGGATGGTTAGATTCGTTACTGACAAGAGATTAAAGGATCTTAATGATAGATACAATAATCAGAGATTCGGTAATATGAATTATTAAAAAAACCAAGAAGCATGACACAAGATGAGTTAATACAGGAAATACAAGATGCCCTTTCTTTTAGCTGTGCATTACCTTACAACTTAAATGCAACAGAAACTGAGAGAATTATCAAAAGAGCTAAAGCTTGGTTTTATGATAACTATCAGTATGCTGTAGAGGAAAGAGTGTTCGTTTTAGCAAACAATCTTTTCCAGCACCAAGAATTTAAAAGAACTAGACAGATCAGACTTCCTGAATCTATCATAGGAGTATATGAAGTTAGAGAACTTGGTGGATATGGACTCTCTGGTAATCCTGATAGGGATTTTGGTGACTCAAAGCTCCTTGGATCTGAACTACTTCTATCGCCATTCGTAGGGGATAACTTAGTTTATAGAACAGTGATGTATTCATATTTCGATTTGGCCAAAGCTTATCTACTCAACACATATGCTTTTAAATACAATAAAAACACGAAATTCTTAACCATTCTTGGTAGAGATCCTAACCGATCAGGTAAAGGTCAATTAGCACAGGGATTTAATGGTGGTGGTGTTGATGTTTCTGTAAGATGCCACGTGGCAATACTCGACGAATACTTATATGACGATGAACTTTTTGTTAGATATTGTATAGCAAAATGTAAAATAGCGCTTTCACAGATGTTAAGCGTCTTCACATACAACCTTCCTGGTGGGGTTCAAATAAACGCCAGCGAAATAGGAACTCAGGGAGCCACAGAGCTACAGGAAGTGATGGATATGATCAATGGCGAGAATACCCCATCTTATTTCCTTCAATGGAATTAATCTCGATATATAATGGGAAATTAATTTTTCCATGAGAGAGATTTACAATAGAGACCCATTAGATCCGGATTACAATCCTTATCAATTAGAGACCACAGATCCTACTGAGATCTGCGTCGGTCAACTTAAAATGCTGCTACTTACTAATAAGGGCGAGGTTTTAGGCGATCCCAAATTTGGTTTAAATATAGAGGATCTTGTATTTAATCTCGAGCTCTCAGAAACAAGCATAAGGAAAGAACTGGATCTTGCACTTAATGTGTATGTTCCGCTGTTTTCTTTGCTTGGTGGAACTTATGAACTTCAATTTTACGTGGGGACTTTAAGGGATATCGCTACTTTGGATTTTAAAATACCAGAGGACGGAAAACTTAGCCCACTGGTATCGCTAAGACTAACATAAAAAAAGGAAATGAATATATTTAAGAAAAATAACATTCTTATTAACGGTCTTCTAGGAGACACGTTTAATTTTTTGCAGGCAACCTATAATCAAACATCGAATGTTTTTACTGTTGCCTCCGCTTGGGGACAAATCTTATTTGTTCTACAAAATCTTTCCCAGCTTATATTATATTTCATTGAGGATTCGATCACCGAGTTAAATATGCAGGAAGCAACCAGAGACTATTCTGTTAGAAGTTTAGCTAGAATTGCTGGTTATGATCCTGGACGTGCTAGCGCAGCTCAAGGTGAGGTTTCTATATCATGGAACACCAGAGAGGGTGATGTTGGTGGTGGATCGGTTATACTCAAAAATTACTCCCAGATCAGATGCCAGCAAAATGGTAAATTATACTCTCTGATATTTGGAAGTCCAGAAGTAACTATCCCCTTAGTTAGAGGGAATTCATTGAGAGTAAAAGTTGCTCAGGGAACTTTTGAAAGCGCGATAGTCACCGGTAATGGTCTGGCACTTCAAAGTTTTAATCTTCCTTCCAGCTCAGGTATTCTATTGGATCAATTTTATGTTGATGTGTATGTTAATGAGGAAAAATGGAGAAGATATGATTCGCTCTATGATATACCATTAAACGGTAAGGGATACTTGGTTAGAACAGGAATACAAGAGGGACTGGATGTTTATTTCGGTAACTCCAATTTTGGTATGGTTCCTCAGAGAGGATCAAGAATAAGAATAGAATATTTACAGACATCCGGCACTGGCGGAAATACAAACTCAACTAAAGAAAACCCACTTACTTATAAATTTTCCAGTAACGGAACAGATCTATTTGGATCGGAGGTTGATGTTAACCTTTATCTTGATATTAAGAATCAAATAGATCCATCATTTGGTACAAACCCAGAGACCACCAACCTAATTAGATTGGTTGCTCCTAAGACTAGTAGATCTTTCGTTTTTGCTAATGCTGATAACTACGAGGTGTTCCTGAATAAATTGGGAATATTTTCTCAGATACAAGCTTTCTCAACTTTCGACGATGATTACTTAGATGATGATAACGTTGTTTACATATATCTGGTTCCTGACATCACTTTGAATCTATCGAGTAACGAAGATTATTTTAGTGTTCCGGTTTCAGACTTTCTTTTAACTGCTCCACAAAAGGCCAGAGTTGTAAATCTGATCGAACAATCAGGATCTATGATCGCAACCACGGTGATAAAAATAGTTCAGCCCGTTATAACCAGATATGTTACTAATGTCGTTCTTGGTATTTTCGAAGGATCTGACCCTGAGACAATTAAACAGTCCATAAGAAAAAGAATTTCTGAATATATGTTATCCTTGAAAAGAAGGGATAAAATACCAAAATCTGATTTCATAGCAATAATAGAAAGCGTACCTGGAGTAGACACAGTATCTTTCTTCTTCGTCGGCCAAAAAAATGAGGAGAATCAGATAGCAATTAAAAACTTGACTAATGTTTCCCAAGCACAATTGGACGAGACTATAGGGATGGACCAGTTTGGTGATATTATTATAGGAAGAAATGAACTTGTACTATTGAGAGGTGGGTGGACAGACAGAAACGGAACATTCTATACTGAATCCGTTGTTGATGGAAAACCAGGGCCTCTTAATATAACCGTTGCATCCATTGTTCCTAGAAATTTTAGAAGTGAATTAAATGCTAGTCTAAAGTCACAAATAATAGCTCAAGGCTCATAAAATAAATAAACGATAATGCAGAGTTATTCACCATTCTTTCCTGGAGAAAATGAAAGTAAAAGCTACACCGTTAATGGAATAAAACCAAGAACGACTAATACAACTTTTTATGACAGTAAAGATTTGTATGCAACATCAAATTTAGCACTAGACCGAGCCTATAATATAGGGTGTAGTGGATATAGAGCGGTGATTGCTAATGCTACGGGTTCCTATAAATTTGCTCCTTGCACATCGATTGCCGAATATAAGACAATAATGAAAGAAATGGGAAAGGTCACGGTTGAAAGAAGATATTATGATTTTGATCCAACCCAAAATATTTATGACATCAGGGATAGTATAAATGATAATCTATATAATGGATTTGATTACCAAGATCAAATCCTAAAAAGATCGTTATCCAATGTTATCTATCGGGATCCAGTAAAGGAGGGTATACTTCATTACTTCCAGAGGGTTGTTTATGGATTGATTGAAACAACTAAACAAATAAAGAACTTCTTTAACTACACAGTTAAGAAAAATAATAAGAGAGTTTTCTAATTTAAAATGGCAGACATAAGACTTAATTTTTTTGGTAAAGACGGTAATCCGCTAAATTTCAATTATATTGGACCTACCGGACCAACCCCAGCGGATTCTAAATTTACCTACATCACATCCAATTCAGGTCTTACTAGCAATGGTGACGCCCTTCTTAACTTTGGTTCATCCAACTTTACCTGGCAACTCTACAAGACTGATCTTAATAATTTAGACCTTACTGCTTGGCATAACGAGATTGATTATTTCATTAGCCGGGGAGCTGATGTTTATTTGAATGGTGAAGTTGCGGGACAGCAAAGTTTTAGTTGTAAAATTCAAAACATAGTTCAGGTTTCATCCGGTAATCTTATAATTAGCGGATTAACTGATGACTATAAGGGGCAGAGCATAATAAGTGCAAACAACCAGATCTATTTCACCACAACGTATGAGAATAGACCAGGTGGATATTTTAAGGGCAACATCTATTTTGAGCCCGTTTCATCTGGACTATATGAAAATGAGCAGGTTTTTATTGTACAGGAATTTGAAAATCCATCCACTAATGTTAAGGAGTATGGTCTACCACACACCGGAGCTACCGGAGCTACCGGAGCTACTGGTTCCCCTAAATGGAGAACCCGATGGTATAATGATAATTATGGTGAAACTGACGTAACCGATATTATATTCACGTATGCTATTGAGGATCAGCTTGAAGGTGGAGACGGCGAACCGCTGATTGTAAACTATCCAAACATGGTTATGCCTGTTGATGTAGATCCTAACGATTACTATACCCTTGGTTACGTCCATACAGAGAATGTCACATCAGAGGCATTGTCGATAAATGTTGCATTAAATGCATCGGAAGAGGCTGAGGGCATCTACGAGAGAAAACTTATAGTTGAAGACATCACCACAGGGACTCCTGAAAAAATACTCGAGATTGATTTTTATGGGCAGATCGTAGGGGAGGATGAGAGATTTAAAGTTCTTTTGGAGAACCTAGGTCGAGCTTTCTATAGAAGTGATTCCGTTATACTAAGGGATCATGACCCGGATGAGCCAAGCCCGAATTTCTTAGAGATTAATGAGAAAAGGAAGGAGCTACTCGTTGCCGGGGAGGAGATATTCCCGTACATCGGAAGTTATAAGGGGTTAATTAATGCACTAAAATTCTTCGGTTATCAGGATTTGAGAATAAAGGAATATTGGTTAAATCTAAATTATAAAAATCTAAAATTAGAATCTCCAGTCCAACAGAATCAATCTTTTCTGAATGCTATTAAAACCCAGCAATCAAAAGGATATTCACAAAGCTACCAAGTTGGTGATGTTCTAGATAACGAGAATTCAGGAAAATATAAATTAACCCAAACATACGGTCCGGATTCGACTGGAAAATATGTTTTAAATGTCACTTCGGAAGACTCATTAATACCTAGCAGAACGTATAAAAAAACAGCACTGTTTGGTCTTTATTACGATCTAAACAAAGTTACTGATAATACGGATGCTTTTGGTTACCCTGTAGTAAATGACGCATTTAAATTCACACAGGAGGAGGTTCTGATAAAGATATTTGCTTTAAAGGAGAGACTTAAGAGAGACTATCTACCTCTGAACGCCAGAATTATAGACATAACCGGAGAGGGTGTTTATTTCATGATCTATAACACTAAGTCATGGACCGATGTGATGGAAAGAATAGACGTCAATTCTGGTTTCTATTTCGACTTTTTTCCGAATCCTGATTTTGGTTTTCTTGAGGATCTTAGAAACTTTTCAACTAGGCCTTTATCATCTGGAATTCAAACTCCTAGCTCATACAGTAACTCATACCAAGCCGATGTTGATTTCATAGGCGGAACTGGAAGCGCTATAAGCTTTGTGGGGGATTTCCCATTTGGCTCCACTGGACCGAATCCAACTCTGGTTGTAAATGCAGGACAGACATATCAGTTCAACGTGGTTGACTCCAATAGCTATGGGTATGATTTTTATCTAACAACAGATCCTTTATTAACACCGGTGGATCCACTTGGAGTTATGAATAACGGAGCAACCGGGGGTAGTTCAGTTATCTGGTATGTGAACCCTGAACAATCTTCACCGATTTATTATTATTCGTCAAATAACACATCCCTTTTAAATGGTAGCATTACTGTTTTACCTGCTACTCTATCGGATCTTGGTAATATTGTAAATCCACTGGATAATCAGCAAATTTATAATCCAGCACAGAATGATTCGCTACTAACCGCAATTGGTAACTTCTATGAATTAAAACAGAACGGTGACATACTAGAACTCGGTGATGATGACTTCGATCCTAGTGCTTATATAGATCCAACCACGGGACAGCAATATCAGCTTCCCCTTGGTATGCCAGTTATATTAGAGCTGATCCTGGATGTATGGGAATGGAACGAACTTAATATAAACTGGAATGCACTAATTATACCAACATACAAAGTTGGAGACGTTGTTCAAGTTAGACAACAAGGCAATTTCTTTTATGGAGTTTTTGGAACTGTTACCGCTGTGAGTTATTCAACTGGTGATTATACAATTTTACTAGATCCCCCGTATAACATTCCTCAGAACTTTGCTGAGGCTGATTTACTTTCGAGCGTCCAGATTTACAATCTACTAACTTGGGAAAATATAGATTTTTCTAATGCGGTAGAAATTGAGTGGATCGTAAATAAGAACGCAACACAATCAGGATCACCCTATAATTTTCAATTTAGAGGTGCCATAGCGGACTTTTATAAACTTGCCCACTTCTTACCTTACACTGGGGAATATAAGGTCATATGCAACATCTATGATGCCTTTAATGCAAAGACAACTGTAATCAAGGATCGGATAATAAAAGTTGAACCTAAAACTATAGATATTGATGCTTGGACCAGATACAGGGAGGTTGAAAGATACCTATGGGACAATGCCGATAGGGGATGGGATCTTTATGATTCTATGTGGGAATACCCTGCTGAGGGCGAGACTATTGAGGTTGTTGAAAAATCAATACCTAGCGAGATTTTAGATTTCGCAACTTACGGGAATAAATCGGAGGAGGGTCAGAGTCTTTATGTGTATTCTCCAAATTCAGCAATCGGTGCTACCGGAGAAATCTCATTCACACAAACGATATCACAAATCTCCGAAATATATTCACTTCAGATATTCCCTGGTCAATACGGATATGCAACAATATCAACTGCAACCCCACATGGTCTTACTAATGGAGACGAGGTAACCATAACAGGAACAGTATCCGAACTGAATGGAAGATGGGTAGCAGGAGTGACAGGATCAACAACAACATTTAAAATACAGACATCTCTAAATCCAACTTGGAATGGTATAAATCTGGAGACTTCTCCGGTAAATAGATATGTTACGGACAACTTAATTTACACCAATCAGCAATTTACAGGAGCAGGAACAATTACTATTTATGCTGGCGGGAGGGAAATAGGGACAGCTGAAACTGGGGATACACTTTATAACACAGCTAACGCTATCACTTCAGCCGTAAATTCACTAAGAACGTATCCTGATTATTTTGCATCATGCATAAATCCATCAACCGATCCCGTGAAGGTTCTAATTTCTGCACCGAACGATCTCGGTGCTGATCAGAACGGTGTACCTTTAAGTGCAACTTTAACCGGATCAATCAGTTTAGTTTCATCTGATGCTGCTTTAACAGGAGGGGTAAGTCCAGCTGATAGTTACGTTTACTGGTCAGAAAATGATCCTAACCAGCCGAACGAGAATCTTAAATATTGGGGAACTAAAAGACTCAACTGGGAGGTTTTCACCGATAACAATTGGGAAAACGCATATGCACACACTTGGTTCGATTTTGAATTCAACAACGATTGGCTCGGCGGATATGAGCTTCATACCATTTTACCAGGGGATTATGTTAAGATTAGCACTGCAAACTCGACATATCCATTCCCGGTAGGGGTAACCTTTAATAACGGAATTTCTGGACTAACACTTCAGGAGGTAGCAGATCAACTTAACAATTCGGACGAGCCACACATAACCAATTTCTACTATCGACCTATGCCTAGTGACGTTGGTGGACTTGGTGCGACCGCTGGTCCGATAAACTTAAATATAACAAATAACTTTTTAATAAATAGTGCATTTCAGCCACCACCTTCATTAAACGGAGGTAGTCAGCTTCTAATTGCTCAATTTGGTTACACCGGAGGAGTACAGATTACCTCGACGACAACAACTTCAACAACTTCAACGACTACGACATCAACATCAACGACATCAACGACTACGACATCGACGACATCGACATCAACGACGACAACGACAACGGCAGCTCCTACGACTACCACGTCAACCACGTCAACCACAACTATTAATCCTTGTTTATTAGCTGGTACTGCTAGTATGGTTTATCCTACTACGACAACCACATCGACCACAACTTCGACGTCAACGACCACAACAACCACAACAGGGATTATTATAGCTTACTGGGAATACCTGGGAGCTTGTATAACTCAGTCTGCTGAATTCTACCAAAACGGAAACTTGATGGCTAACCCGAGTGGTTCTGGAACTAGCTCAGGAAGCTTTGTTATAGTGCCTGGGGACGTATTGGAGGTTTATCACACCTCTGGAATTAAAGGTGCTGGCTGTTTAACTGCTACTGCTGTAGTGGAAATACCTTATTTAACGTCCTTGGTTGGTGCATTTGATAGTGTTAGCGGTACGAGTGTAACTGCATATGTTAGCTGGACAGTAAGTGGATCCGATGACATTGGACTATATGCCGGATTAATGCCTTAAAAAATATAAAACATGATCGATAAAGAAAAAATACAGGGTGTGCATGAACAAAAACCGATACGTGGTTTATTTGAAATCCCATTGGCAATTTCAAAATTCAGTGGTGAATATTCAATAGAAAAACACTCTAGGCTTGATTTTTTAGTTCTTAAAGGTCCAAGCGGTCAACTAGGAACAGATCAGGCTGGTTATATACTGGGGCACAATCCGGGGATTCTTGATATTGAATTTGATAGTATTCTAATAATTGGATTGGGACTGGGCGTAATACCTTATGTTGTCCAGGATTTCTGTTCTGTGGTGGATGTGGTGGAATTACAATCTGATGTGATTAGTTGTGTTAATCAGCTTGGACATCTTAATAGCAATGTTAATTTAATACAAGGGGAAATATCAGCATACGCGCCAACTAGAAATTATGATGTGATCTTGCTTGATATCTGGTACACGGATATCACTGAGGAATTAACCGACGAGCTGATAGAGAAATACAGTCCACATTTGAATGCTGGCGGGTTTCTCTATATACCAATTAATGCTGGTTCTATAGAAGACAAGGTTAAAATATATAATAACAATTAAACGAATAGAAAATGCCATCAGCACTTATAACTTTAACTACTGCGGGAACTGGAACAGGCCCATTTGATCTTTATTCTAATGTCGGTGGATATGCCGCTCCATTTGAAACTAATGTACCTAAAAGTTCACTGGTATCTGGTTATACATCGAATTTGGTAACAGCCGGAACCACAATCATCAGGGTCCAGTCAACCAGTGTGGGATGTCCTAATTATGTTGATATTTCAGTAGCCGGAATTACGACAACCACGACATCAACATCAACTACAGCAACCCCTACCAACTCCTGGCTTAATAATAACACAGGAAATACCATCACTGGAACATTTGTATTCAGTGTTAAGATAGGAGCTGGTTCTTTCAATACGGTGTATTCAGCAACCACCTCAATCTTACCTGGTGCAAAGCTTAATTTCAATCAATTATACTATCCTGGTGCTTTTAATACCAACGGTAATACATTTAAAGTTGACGTGTACAGTGCTACCGGTCTTTCAACATCCAATTACATTCAGATGTTCGTTGGCTGGACGAGTACCCCTGGATATTTCACAGCGGGAACTCCATATTCCGCTCAAACTTATTCCTCAGGTTCGCAATATCAATTACTTATAGATCTATATTAACGGAACACTTCATTTATAATTAGCTATAAGTTTCATAAAGTTTGAAACATGATAAATAAAAAAATGACATTCGTCTGTGCCCAGCCGGATGTGCCTTATTTTCACTGGCAGGTTGAAGTACTAATTCACAACTTCATGAAAAATGGGATCAATCCAAATTGGATCGAGATTCTATTTGCATATGATGACAGCATCTCATCTGAAGGATTAGAGTTAGCGAAGAAATACCCATTTGTAAGATTCTTTTTTTACCGAAAAACTCCTTGTGATAATTACGGATATATTCCAATCTTGAGACCTGATATACTCGAACAGCATTTTGAGCGCTATCCTCAGCTTTCGAACGAGATTATATTCTATCACGATTCGGATATCATTTTTAGAGAACTCCCCGATTTCAATTCGTTGATAGATGATGAAACTTGGTATTTAAGTGATACCGTTTCCTATATCGGATCGGAGTACATCAAGAGCAAATCTGACAAAATTCTTACCGATATGTGTAATATCGCTGGCGTCTCTAAAGAGCTGGTCGAGGAAAATGATAAAAATTCCGGCGGTGCACAATATCTAATGAAAAATATAGATCATCTCTTTTGGAGAGATGTTAAATTTGTTTCACTTGATCTTTATAAATACATGTTGGATGCTGAAATATCTGAACGACAAACACTCACTGAAGAACAGCTATTGACTTATAATCCCATTCAAAAATGGTGCGCTGATATGTGGGCGGTTTTATGGTGTGGGCTCAAGAGAGGTAATCAAGTTAGATTATCCGACGAGCTTGGATTTAGCTGGGGCTCTTCTTGGGGACAGGACGAATGGAAGAAACATAAAATAATGCACAATGCTGGGGTTGTTAATAACTGCGACGGAAGAGCCTTTTATAAGGGTGAATTTATCGAAAGATCTCCGTTTGAAGCTGACTTCTCAACAATAGACCCAAATAACAACACATATAATTACGTACAGGCCATCCTATATGCCAAGGAGATGAGAGCTAAGCTTTAATTTTATCCCCTGTTTATTTGTGATATATAGGGTAAGTAATCATCATTAAACATGGCAGATATTCAGATAGGTGTAAATCAGGGAGACACGGTTTATTATTTCGACCAAAGTGTTGGCTCCGTCGTTACCAGAAATTGGTTTTTCCCTGGAGGAACACCAACAGGGGGAACAGCATTCGGTCCTGCTATACAGTATAATAGCGTTAATTCATTCGGATATAATGCTTCGCTCCTAGTTACTGATGCTGCCGGAATAACTGCAGCTGCTAGTAAATCCAATATTATTGTGGTTTCACCGGAGATTGCAAATCCATCAATTACGATAACACCATCCACCCTTTACATGGGACCAGTTGTAACTTACGGTGCTACTGGATCAACCGGAACTGGGTTTGTATCATATGTTTGGAATATACCTGGTATTGGTGCAACATCAGGCCCCACTCTTTCTAATGTGTATAAACAATATAATGATTGGTATGCTCTTGCTGGAACATATGCTGGATTACCAGGGGCTTCTTATGTTGCACCCGTCACGTTATTGGTGACGACAGCAGTTGGTAACACGTTTAATGTTAGCACAACCGCTACATATTATAAATATGGACCCGTTGAGGAGGTTGATTATAATCAAGCAACTTATCCTTATGGGATTAGTGGTCCTTATTATGTGCCAACCGTTATCTCTGCAAATTCAGGAGGCATCGGTTTAGGAGGAAGCAGCGTGGTAATTAGTATAGACCAGAGCATGGTTGCTGGCTGGGTTAATAGCTATTTTCATTCGACAACAGAAAACTGCTATTATTGGGCGAACACTGATGATCTCGATTACACTAACGGTACAGTTTTTGGACCTATCCAATTTAAAACAATATTTTCCGGCGCTGCTTTAACATTAGCAGGTGCCACCTACATTGCAAATCCAACAATAGATCTTGGTAATTATATCAATCCCGGAGGCGTGACGGGTTTGCTGAATAATATTTTTTATATAACTGATTATCCAGCTGGTGGAAAAATAACTGACGCTAAGACTGGCGGACGTCAATGGTCAAACAATGCTATACAAGCTTATCTTAGCAACACATATTATCTTTCTAACTCGTCCAAATTCATCGAGAACGGCGGAATAGGTAGTGGTAATTCACCTAATTATAATTTAGCAACTGTTGATGATAGTGTTAATTACGGAACCTATAATCTGAATGGCGGATACGGCGCTACTGCTCACGGACCTTGCGTACCTACTTCCACGTTTTTTCAAACCGTACATGGCATATCCGGTGTAACGGTTGATGTGTTAGTCCAAATCACTTGCGAAAACAATCCATCCGGATACCAGTACCCCGTTACATTATCATCCCCCGGAGGAACCGGTAATAGCCCAGATCTTAACTTGGTTAGTGTACAGAACAATTCCAGAGGTGATGGTATAGCAACAATCTTAAACAAGGCAACGGATTTAATAGGCGGTCCTACCAAACTTACGGATTTTATTTTATTTGAAGCTTCCCCTTACTATGCACCATATGAGGGAGGTGGATTCACATTAAGTAAACAATATGATGCTGTCAACTTTAATGGCTTGAGAGTTTCTGTAATGAACCCTGAAGTTAACGGTACGGGTACTATTCTTGATGGGGATTATATAAAAACTATCACCCTTACATGGGGTTCAGATTGGAACTCCGCTATTGTCGGTAACGGTTTATTTGGACAAGATAGACCGCTGGCATCCGATCCTGATCCAGCTTCACCGAGATGGATATCATGGCTTGGAATAAAGGAAACCATGTCGATACCGACTGACGCTCATGACTCGTATTTCAGAGGGTGGAAAATCGGTGGATTAATATAAAACAAGTAAATTAAAAGATATAAATGGCAGGCTACAATATAATAATGAATCAAATAGATCTGGATCACGAATTCTATGTTTGGGGTTCTGGACAAGATTTAAGAAGATTCAACGGAAGCGGTTGGGATTATTATAACTACCAGAATTCTGCTGTTCCCAGCGGTGCACCATACTTTCTAGATACCAGATGTATCTCAATGAGTCCCGACGATAAAGTTTGGGTTGGATGCGCACAAGGACCTACTGCAGGTCTAAATGAAAATGCTGTTTTTTATATTGATACTGATGATGTCTCTGTCGGAAAAAAATGGGCTTTCTCCAATCTGGGGACTTTCAATGTTCCGCAGGAGATTTCCCATATTTACGCTTGTCCATTTGGGGATGATATACTAGCTTTTGCCACTCCATTAAATGGATTTGGTGGAACCGGTGCAAGCGGATCTTATACGGAGTTTAAGGGTGTAACTGGGGGAAGGTTATTCTATTATATAATTGAAACAGATCAGTGGAAAGAAACAGTTCCAGGATACAACTGGTCTCACATCTACGATATTAAAGCAAAAGGTTACGGTGGTAAGGATTACATATATTACGTCGGAACTACAGAAGGATTATTTGCTATCCCTCAGGGTACACTGGAATACACTGAACTTCTGAATGGTGATAAAATTATCAAACAAGCTCAGGTTTATAACACCAAAACAAGCGGAATTATATCGGATTATATTTTCTCATTGGATCTTGATGAAAATGGTAATCTATGGATAGGTACCGATTTGGGACTTTCTTTCTTTGATGGCACACAATTTTGGAACTACCCTGTTTCTGCTGGCCCAGTTACTAAAATTAAATCGAGGCCAAATGGACATGTTTTCTATGCTGCTGGTGACGGGGAGATTAATCAGGGAACAGGTCTTTGGCACTTTAATGGGGTTAGCCACACACAATACACATCATCAAATTCCAATCTAAACAACAATAACGTATTGGATATAAAATTAGTTGATCACAACATCTCACAGAACGATCTTATTGTTTATGAGAATGGTCTATGGGTTTTATGCTATAATGATCTTGTTTCATTTAACTACGATCAGCCACACGTCTACGGGTCTTCTAAATATGCAGGTGCTACCGGATGGAATTTCACATACTTTACCGGTACGGGAGCTAGTGCTGCACCGCTACCTAAAGTGGATAAATACACATGGGAGTATCCCGAATGGAGGGTTTATGAGGACGATTACCTGCAGTATAAATTTCCGGGACTTGACCCGAGAAATCTTTTCTTAACCACTAAGCTTTCCGATATTGCAAGCGGTGAAGCTGGTAAGCAACCATACTGGGATAATTGGCCAATACCTTCGTACGAAGAGGAAGTCTTAGTAGAATCTATTTCTGATTATAATTGGGCAGAAAAAATACAGATCACGCAAACCGATGTCCAGGGTGCAACCGGTGAAATCTATATCACTTCAACAGCGAGCATAAAAACATCAAACGGAGCCAAATATTATGTTGGTGGTTATCTGACAGGAAACACTTCGGCTAATTTCGGTTATTATAACAATTCTGATCCTGCAATATTGAATAATGAAAATCCAACATTGGGTGGTAAAAACAGTAGCTACGTTGCACAGACTGCTTCCACCGATATAGGATCGATGGGATTTATAGCTTGCTATAATTCCGCGGGACTTGTTGATAGCTTGCTACCTTTTAGGGGATATTGGACAAGAATAGATGACATGGTTCCCTCACCAGACGGAGTGGAGGTTATTGCAACCGGGCAATTTAAAAGATTCATCGAGAATGGAGATTATGTATGGGATTCGATCGAGCTCATGAATAACTTCTTTGAAAATGGACCAACGGGTGCACCGATCGGAGCAACTAATCAGAACATAGTGGGATTAACATCGGGATCATATACATGGATATATGGTTCAACTGGTGATTTCGTGAGTGATATTTGGCTTTATAACACCACAAATCCTCCACCAACACAATCATTCTACTTAGCAACCTCTGATTCTCCAGGTACATATGAGAATCTGACATCTTTTTATGTAAACTACACCTCCGGAACAGCAACCGATCAAACAACAAATTTAAGAAAGTTTGTAACCGGAAACACAATAAGATTAAACTGGTATTCGCCTTTGCTTTCACCTGAAGCATACTACAGGATCGACAGAATTTCAAACGTAACCGGAGGATTGAGATACGATGTTACCTACATGACGGGTTCAACCGGACCTATTGGAAACACTTCAGGTAACGTTTTTACATTGCGTGGTTATGATTATTCTACGAACACATATCCGATTGTAAGAAATCTTCAGGGAATTACTAGTAAATTAAATGCATGGGAAGCTGGTGTAAATAAAAATGTTGAATCTGTTGGATTATTTGTAACTAAAATATCGGGAGATCTTGGTAGTGTAGCATCGCTTGCCCCGCTTTCGAATTTCTCGGAGTCTTTAGATGCTAGAAAATATTTCAGGGTTACTGGATTTAGGCATTTTCCAAGAGCATCCGTTTTCAATAATACTGACAATAGTAACACCATAAAATTAGATGTTACCAGGTACTCTATAAATTTAGCTATAGATAATGCTAACGCATGGAATATATTAGCCGGAAGCTCAGAGGGAGGATTTGCTACATTAAAGAATCTTTGGAATAGAACAAATGATGGATTTCTAACATCTGATTACATTCTCCAGAGTGATAGGAATGTGGTTTACTCATTCAACGAGGATTCAGTTCTATCCTATGTTAGATTATCAGCGGACGACCTTTCACTATTAACAACAGTAACATCGGAGAGTCTTGACTTCACAAGTGGTGTACCTAAATATAATGCTGGAGTAATCGGTTCTGTTAAATCTCTAAGAGGTGATAACACGACTCTAATTACTGGATATATTAAAGAATCTTTTACAATCGGAGGTATACAGATTTCAGCAACCGGTTCTAATAAGCCATATTATTTAATAATCAATAAAAATGGTGCAGGAGTAACTGGAGCACTTATCGGTGATGCTTATGCTGGGGGTACACTAAATTTACCTGCTGCTGATAAAGATGATTCTACGTATTATGTTACCACCATATTTGGAGGCTCCGGGACATATTTCGGTAACAATTTTATTGCAGGTTCAACAGGAACAACATATTTGTTAACATCTAATATAACGGAACAAGCAGTTTCAAAATCTATGTTCTCGGTTGATATTGATTATGCGACACAGGCTCAGGTCACTCTAAATTCAGGAGGTCCGATCGGGGATGATCAATATTATATGGTATATGGTATCTCGATTGGTGCTACAGGTGTCAGTGGAACAAATATCCTAAAAACTAATCGAAGCGGTAAAATACTTGATTCTGTTAATTTGTATGGTTATCCCTATACTGCAACAACGGATGCTTTCTCTATAAACAGAGATGCTGACGGAAATTTATTTATGAGCGGTGTTAATAAAATTGGATCTACTGGTGGAGGTTACTACGCAGCAGACCCAGAATCAGGATTCACTCTCCTTACTAAGCAATATGTACCTGAACTTGGAATCAACCTAGGTAACATAATATCCAGACCTGGATCGGGAGCTTGGACGTGGTGCGATGTACATTCAACGGATAAAGGAATGCAAATACCTCTTTTATCAACGGTGGTCTTTAATAATTACGCTTCTAACATTTACGGGAAACAGAACAATAAATGGATATTGAGCGATTCTGTAACTGGAGCTGAAATTTTGAATGTTAAATCAACTCCTTATTTTATATACACATTTACAACTTCGGGAAATTATACGATCTACAACAGCGTGGAGGATTCATTTGGTAATGTTTATGCAACAACAAGACCTGGATATATCGAGGTGATTGATCATAAGGTTAAAAGACCTGATGATAGGAATCCTGATGCAGTTGATTCATTTGACTATGGACAGCCAGAGCCTTTCTATGGAAGAGATTATCAAGCTCAAAAACTTGATAAGGATCTGATGATAGAACAGCAGAGGATATTTAAATCGGGAGTACCCCCATTCGGAACTCAAGTTATTATACCGGGAAATCCTGATGCTACTTTTAGATCCGAATAGGGATAATATTTAAATTACTTAGAGTTTTTTTCTTCCCATTCATCGAAGGTTTCTTCGATGATTTTCACGATGGGATCTCTGACTATATCACCAACAGAAAAACTCATTGTTCCAATATCCTCCTTATTCTCGAAGAGTCTAACAACAAGATCTAGTGATGATAGCTTTGAGTTTTTCATATCAACCTGTTTGGTGTCTCCCGTGATTATCATTTTAGTATCGGTTCCTATACGGGTCATCGTGGACCTCATGTTTTTCTGAGTTATGTTTTGAGCCTCGTCCACTATGATAATTGCATTATCTATTGAACGTCCTCTGATGTATGCTAAAGGCAGAACCTCGATATATCCCTGATCTAACATGATTTGGGTTAGACCCTCCCCTATTATTTTGTGGAAATTATCAAGGAAAGAGATGGTAAATGGAAACATTTTCTCTTTAAGATCCCCTTTAAGAAATCCAACTTCCTCACCCTCCAGTACAGTTACACTTTTAACAAGGAGAATTTTCTTAAATCTAGAATCCGTTTTTAGAAGCTTTAATGCCTGTGCACATGCTAGATAGGTTTTTCCTGTTCCTGCAGGGCCCGACGCAATTGTGATCTTATTTTCATTTATTAGAGTGATCAGTTTTTTCTGATTCTCATTCTTGTATTTGTAATCTATTCTCAGCTTTTGTAGGTCAAATCCAGAGTGATTTGGAACGTACCCGGGCGGGAATGTTTCATAAAACTCTTCTTCAGTAATTCTCTTCTTTCTGTTTGCCATTGATATTATTTTTTTTGTAGAGTCACAGATCTGTTACAATCCGGATGATTTTTGATGCTATTAAATAAATTATAGGTATTTTTTGCTATTTGACGGGAATAAACCACGGAGTTTGCAGTTAAAGATATATCCTTAAAGGCTTTTTTAGAGAGTTTGGTTTTTTGTCCTAGCATATTTAAGTGTTGTCTGCGACAGTGATATATATTTCGCTCTAAAAAACAAATAAAAAAGAAAATGGCAACTGTAAACATTAATGAAATCTTAGGATCCGATTCAATATCAGGATCAAGGGTAACCATAAACTCCAACTTTCTGACCTTACAGAACTGGATCAATGGTTACGTAAACGTATTTGGAATCGATACTATAAATGGTATCCTTGACCTTTCTGGAGCATCGACAGGAAGGGTGCAAGCAAAAATTGGAAGGTTTGATTCACTTTCCCTTCCCTCGGTAGGAACAGCATTGGCTTCGGTTAGTTCTGCTGGTGCCGCTGCATTTGTCGATGTGCAAACAACAACATTCACTGCATCTGGAGCGATTGTAGCAACGTCTACAGTTACTTTGAGTTCGCTATCTACATTCACTGCGAATGGTACTTCAACTTTCAACGGAAGCTTAAGTGCAAATGCAGCTTTGTATCTAGGAACGCAGGGGCATGTTATAAGTCAAAATACCACTTATAAAACAGGTGCAACCGCAGGAACTGCTTTCCCTGATAATACCGTTGGCGGTGGCGGACGTTATTCTTCGGTTAACTCACCTTATGCCGTTACTGGTTTAGAAGACGTGATCTATGCAGAATGCGGTCCCACAGGTTTTTATATTAAGGTCGTAGACGGAACTTCACCAGTTGGTGGAACTCTTCCTTCAATCCCTCAGGGTACTAGAATTACTGTGGTAAACACATCATCTGCAACAGGCTATATTCACACCGGAGTTACCGGATCAACATCCTACTATACTGGATTTAATACCGCATCAACATACGGCGGATTCGATACGGGAGGTTTAGTTGTAAGTGGAAGTAAGGCATACAGATCTTCAGTTACTCTACAATGGGAACCTAGAGTTGGACAGGGACAAGCAACGCAAAACGGTTCTTGGATAGTACTAGGAGCTACTAACATCACGGTATAATAAAATAATAATAGGAATCAATGGCAAAGACACCATTTATAAGACCTTTACAAGTTCAGGGGGGTACATTTTATACCTTCAGTTCTTCCGCTGAAGATCTTTCTTTTACGTTCAATAACTCCGTTAATAAATTCAGGTTTTCTAAATTTGCTCTTTTAAATATTCCGGATATTGATAACAGTTCAAACTCTGGAACAAATTATATTAGACTGAATGGACCTGATAGCGCATTTCTTGATTGGGCTAACAGCACTGGGTTAATTATAACCGGGGACGGAAACATTGATTTCTCACAAAGTTTTCAAAGCTATTGTTTGAATCTCGAATCAACAATAACTGGTACTGATGAGTACGATTCTACATTAAAACAAAATGTATCGGAGAGGATTTTCTTTAAGTGGTTAAGAGAAATCGGAGCCATTAGATTTAGAGCAGCAGATTCAACTGAGGTGGTTGCCACATTGGATCAGAACACGGTAACTACTGTCGATGGACTACCAGTTACACAAAAAAGATATGTTGAGGGTGACGCAGCATCAGGAACAACCGGAGCTTATGGATTAACTGGAGCTGTTTACAATAATGTTATACAGTACATAGGAAATCTTGACATAGTGAATTCGGTAAAGAATTCAACTAATACATACTCCGAAGTTTATGTTTATGTACCAACGAAAGATGGTAACACCCCGACAGTTCTTTTAAAGAATGTGGTTGATAAAAACTACTATCCAGATTATCAATGGAGCAATGATCCATCAAACCCACTGAATGACGAGTACCTTTTCGGAAGAAATTATGACGAGGCAAATCCTAGCGGATTAACAACATTAGCTATTTTCGATGATGATGTGTTAGGATCTCCGGCTTCCAGCTATATTGACACTGGAGTAACTGCTTCTTCTGTTGCAGGAAGTTGGTATTCACCAAGAGACACTGCAAACACATACTTTACTGATTCATCATTCGTCGATCCTTCTAACTACATCCTTACTAAGACGGATAATTCTAACAGTTTGACCTACGTAAGGAGTAAGCTAGATTCGATTGGTATTGATTTCAACCCGAACTCTTATCAGGAGATCATCTCAAATCCTAATATATCAACAATAGAGGAGTTTAATTCCACCGCAGACGCCTCAGATTTTGAGTTTAACGCAGTATTAATCTATTATGATGTGTATGATCCTGCTATACCTACAAATGTAGCTACGAACTTGTATGGAGTGTTATTCTTAGACGATGTAAATTCTGCTAGCGGTGACATCTTTATTCCTAGATTACAGAAACATAGACCTAATCCTGTTACCAAATTAAATGGTAATTCGTATGGATTCAAGATAAATCTGAAGTTTGATACTGACGTGGATCAAACTGGTGTGGAGCAAGCAATAAATGACTACTCTCCATTTTCTTTATCTATGTTTATGGATGCTATGAACGTCCTACAGGATGCTTCATCAACACTAAATAATGCAAGTGTTGACTTTATAAATTTAAGTAATAGAGTTACAAACATAGAAAACATTACTCTATCTTCGCAGACAACGGCAAATCTAGAAAGAAGAATTGGTGGACTTGAACAATCATTTGCTGCTAATCAGGCTTTGTTTAATAACACACATTCAATAATGGATCTTATTAATCAGAATTATGATTTAGTGAGAGCTATTATAAACAATCAGACAAGCGTTGAAGTTTCATATAATCTTGATCTTTTTAAACAGGGGTCAGGAATCATATTAGATAGATCTACCCCTAACGAGGTAACCGTTAATAATGTAACACAAGATTTTAATATAGGTGCGAATTTAGGTAAGGGAACGCTCACACAAAACGGATCTAACGAGATCACGTTGCTTAATTTCTCGAATTACTTTAAACATGTTAATAACGGAAATCCTCTAACATTAACTGGGGATTTAACCATAAGCATAAAGGATAATCCAATAAACTGGAAAAACGGGCAAAGGTTTAGATTGTCTTTTGGAGACATTATTTACCCCGGTAATTATTTCATAAACATATTAACCAATTCTCAGGGTAAATATCCGCTATCAAATCCTAGTAACATTAGTTATTCGACTAATATAGTGACTCTCGATGATGATATCTTTGCATCGCAGGATTATAAACCAGTAATAGATATAGTTTGTATAGACTCTGAGAATCTAAAATTCCAGGTTGATATGATAGGAAAAAGCTTAACCAACAACTAATAAAATAAATAACCAAAGGAAATGTCAGGAACACAGAATACAATAAGTTCTTTAGTAGCACAATTTTTAAGACTCCAGAAAAATTCATTAGAAATTATCAATGGATTAAATGAAGTTGCAGTTTCTACTAACAAAACCGTAAGTATAGAGGTTCTGGATGAACAGGGACTACCCAAGAATGCAAACGTGCCTTCTTATGGATATCTAAGTGGAGAAATTCAAAGACTAGATAACAACATAAAAGCTCTTGCAGGAATTGGAGACACTTCAGCAACTGTTAGAAATCCAGATGGAACATACTCTCAGGTTTTCAAATACGAGACTTTAAAGGAACCACCCAGATTAACTAATTTGGCTGTTCCTAGCACTTTTGGTGTTAAGGATAATTGGTTTTTTGAAAGTTTTCTAAGTCCTCTTCTTTATGTGAATATTAACGTCACTGGACAAATAGCTGATTCTGCAGACAGAATCGTTGTTAAAAGAATAATAGCAAACACACAAACCGAAACTCAGAAGGCTTATTTTGATCAGCAGCTAAAAGGTAGAAATGATCTTTCGTATGATCAATTCTTGAAAGCTCTTTCTGACAATGGAATTGGCTATTTCGTAGATGAGTCTATTGAGCAACTACCATTGAGAACTATAAGATATGTAGGTGGATTTGGAGTTCTTAGTTATTATGATGATACGGTATCAGTAACTGACCAAAACGGAGCTACTATCCAGGAGGTGAGAAGAAACTATAAGCTTGATAAATTATCTTATACAGACACTCTTACGAACGTCGTAGATGGGAAAAGTTTGGATGTTGGTGATAGAATAGCTACACAGGACGGAAGCTTATACCAAATAACATCAATTGATAGGGATCAGGCATCAATCCAGGCTAATAGAGTTTCTGGATATCAACCGATTCAATTAGGCTCGAATTCGCTAACAATATCTTCCACAGATTTTGGACCTAGATACGTCCAAGTAAATGTCGGATATGATGAGAGACAGGGAATATACTTTAAAACTATCGATGATAATTTTAATATCGTTAGTGCGGTATGGTCAACGGGTATAATTTTCTGGAGCAGCGAGCTTCAAACAACTAACTCGGACGGTGAACTAGTTTCTCTTGAGACCTATTACCTAACCCAGGTTTCTGATTTGGGTAAAGTTTTTCTTGGTACAGCTAAGGAGAATAAAATACCTGCTATACAGGGTCTCACTCCGGATGCACCTCTATTGACAACCGACAGTTTCAAGGTTGTACAAATAAATAAGCAGGTTACCCAATCAACATCGGTTAAGGTTGTTGAGGATAAACTAAACGTTAAAACAACTCTTAGAAGCGAGATCGATGCTCTTGACGAGGCAATAGGTGATGCACAGCTTCAACTTAATACAGGATTATCCAGATCCGATACTTATTCAGGAGGACGTAATCAATTCATTTCTAATCCTGATGATTTATCAGGAACAACTGAGGGAACAAGCTTTAATACAAGAATCAGAGATTATGTTGTTGAAAGTCCGCTAACAGCTCCTAGAGGTGTTAATATAGCTTCGATTAGAGCTAATCTTAACAGCTTAATCGATCAGAGAACTAAGAAAGCTCAATTGTATGCTTCACTTGTTGAGGAAGTTACGACATTGGTTCAGGATGTTCCCCAAATAGTAACTCCTCCTAAATACAGGGTTAGAGGATTTTGGCCGATTCCTGCTCCTAAAGTTGATCCTTCGACAGGAACACAGCAAGTAATCCAATTTTCGGTTAGATATAGATATCTTAGCGACAGCGGATCAGCTCAACCCTCAGACCAGATCGAATTTGTTGACAATGACGGATTAAAGAAAAATGCTTCATTCTCAAATTGGACTGAGTACAAAACGGACATTAGAAAGAAAGTATATGACTCAAATAGGGGAATATATGTTTGGGCTGATGAGATAACATCGGATTCCAATGTGCAGAACATAAATCAGCTAGACATAGCTATAACAAAGGGAGAGAAACTTGAAATACAGGTAGCTTCAGTATCTGAAGCAGGATGGCCTGATAATCCATTAACTTCCGATTACTCTCAGTCCGTTACCGTATCATTTCCTGATGATCTTGCTGTAGAAGGTATATCAACCACACTAAGACAAAATAATGAGGACGCAGCGGTTGTGAAAGTTCAAAGAAACTTAGACTCTCAGGGATTACCTAGCCACCTATCTCAACAGTTTACGTCTGGTGATAAGACATACTATCACGATTCAGTTGGTATAGCTAGTGGATTCTACAATAGCGCAGGGGCGGTTATAAGTCTTTTTGATAAACTAACGGAGCTTCAAAATCAGATATCTGCTCTTTCATCTCAGATATCTACAGCTAAGGGAGTTCTTGAAATCTATATTGTTGATTCTAGCAGTAACAAGCTTAAGGTATCTAGAGGATCAACAGTTAAAATCACTTCAGGATTTTATAGTGATATTTTCTCCAATCCTATCGGTGCGGATGCTGGTAAAATAGCTTCATTCACGTATAATATTCAATTATATAATGCTAAAGCATCAGCTGTTGAATTAGCTTCGGTTATACCTGGTGGTCTAACTGTTAAAGCTCCATCGACGATTTCTCCTCAAAATTATCCTGTTGGGTATGACGATAATCTTAGATATGGTGATTGCCCTATCTCTATTACATCCCTAGTTTTAGCTGACTCCTCAATTGTTAATAATGCTTACTATAGACAAGCACCACCGTTTGCTTCAGCTAACTCATATTCTCAATACATCTATTCTAGATATAGAAGTGTTGGGTACGACCAACAGCTTTATACCGGGAATAATTTGGGATCGAGTTTCTCAACCAACTTTAGTGCTTCCTATGCTTATGATGGTGGATTAACAACGGTGAACTTTGGTCAGTCTGGTACATACCCTCAAAACGGTACGATTATGACACCTTATGATCCATCAGCAACCCCATCAACGGTTTCTGGAGCAACCGGATCGAATATTTGGAATGGAACATATTCAGGGACAACTGGTGGTACTCCTAACGGTGGTGGAGTTATTTCCGAATTCTGTATTGATAAGAGCCATCCATATTTAACTGCAGTTGGTACAGCATCTTCTTTTGTTAACTATGATGATTTAGTTAAGCCTTTCGCTTCATCCAATAAAGTTTATCCTCCATTTAGACACACACAAACTTTCTGGGGGGATACCACATTAGATTACTACTGGGTACAGCAGTCTTATAGGACACCAATTACTTTTGCTACCGGTGCAACCGCATCGAGGGATGATAGGATGTATCCGGATAAATTAGGATTTACTGCCAATGACGAGTATTTAATAGGTAAATATTCATGTGGAGCATATCTTTATTTAGGACCTCCGTCGGCATCAGCATTACAGGTCCAAGGAACAACGTCTCTATCAACAAAAACCTTATATGATGGAGATTCTAATGCAATAAACGTACCTTTGGTATTCCAATTTAGACCTGTTGATAAATCAGGTTATATTGGAGGATTTAGAAAAGCAGGGAACCTTACTAATATCACATATACAAAGAAAATAGGAATTGACGTACAAGTACAAAATGAGGATTCATTTTCTTTCGATGTACAGATCAGTGGATCATATAAGAATGACACATTGGTTGCTCCTAACTTTGACAGTGGTCTTAGTACAGTTTAATTTAATGAATAAATTTTAAGAATTTAATATATGTCCGGAGCAAAGCTTTTCGATTATAATTCATCTTTTGCGGTTATAAGAACCAACCCTAAGTTAACTGGTAACTTGAAAATAACCATTGACTCCAGCAATGGGGTTAGTCTTAATTCACTAAGCGTTAATCCAACACTCAGCAATGACAGATTTAAGAATTTCAACGTAACCGGAGAAAACAGCTTTGCTTTAGATGTTTTTAATTTCTTTGACAAAGGGACAACACCAGCTTCTAGTATATTCCAGGTCGGAGAATTTACTAGAGGTTCTAGAGAACCAGGTAAACAGTTCGCAGAGCAATATGATTTTTTCTATGCCAGTGGTGCTTCTGCATTAGCTGATAAGAATTATTCCGAATCTTTTAGCTACTTTGCCCCACTATGGATAAAGAATGAAATACCGGATTATTTTGTTATTTTTAAGGTTCCTGGTCCTGTTAGTTATCCATACTCCGATAATCAAACAACAATATCGGATGGTGTAAAATATAAACTTGTTCAGAATTACGATAGTACCAGCGATTTTACCATATCATATGGCAAGGATCCTTCTGGTAATGACATCATATATTCTGCTGGTGATATATTTACCGGATCAAGTGACTATTCGACCTATACTATACTAACTGGGAGCGGAATAATAGTTCTATTTGACGAGTTAGCCAATTTGGGTGCGGTTAATGACGTGGAAACACTCTTTGATGATAAAATAATAACCAATCTTTCTGTAGTTAAAACATTTGATATCGGGGAGAACACCAAGATAGGTAAATATATTAGGTCCATATTTAACGATAAGCAGTTTTCAAAATCGCCAATAGATGTTAGTTGGGGTCCTAATGCTTATACATACTTCAGAGGGGTTTCTGTTACTGACGGTATATTTACAAGAAAGGGAGAAATACTTTCGCAGTACTATGCTAGTGATTCGTCTGATAAAATGATGGATTTCGAATCTTATATAACATCGGGATTTTCGAGAAACAATATAATTTGTCCGAATTTATTAAACTTTGAATTTTTATTCGACGATCCAGATTCTGATCTATATACTATAAATAGGTATCTAGGTTTTTATGTTTCTAAGAATGATATGGCATCTCTTAGAATGAATGGTAACTTTTTCTACGAATATCGGAATCTAGAGGGCAATAATGATTTACCTAAGCCTTCCCGAAATTCTTTCGGCTACTACTATGACAATAACAGCTACGGTGTAACAGCTTCTACTGGGGTTAGACTCTTTTATGAAGAAGCCACTGGATTCCTGCCAGGATCTAACGATGTTAATTTACTAAATCCCCATAAATTATTCTATCTAACTGATAAGAATAATAATTTTTATACCTTAAAAAGGGATGAAGGATATGTTACAACCGGGGGAAATTCACCTGCGTATTCGTACGGCCCATATAATAGTACTACCGGGCAATTTTCAGCAACTGGTTCGACCGGTGCTACCATGGGATCGATTGTTGTCCAGGACAATTACTTGGATTTATTATCCTTTACTGGAACAGACACCAAGATAGCTTCTGTCCCTGGTGTCCCTGCATCACAGCCGGGAAGAGCATACTGTGATATTGAATTTTTAAAGCCATACGATCTTACTTCAGCTCTAACATTTAAGATATACTGGCCAAATGGAAAAAGAACTGAGGGCTCGAGAAAATATGACCTAGTGCAATCAGAAGATTTTTCTGCAATCCTGGTCTGGGTCGCAGGTTCCTATTATTCTACGGGATCAAGCTATTATTTCAATGCTAGTTCAGGTACAACCACCGATATTTCTACCGGGCTTTCTAGCCTTCTTGACCTGGTTAATCCAGTATCATGGGAGAGTGGATCCAATTTGGGTGCAACCGTCATAAGATTAAAAGATCCAGGAACTTATGGAAACGAAGCCTACTCTATAAGTGTCTTTGATGACTATGTCTCTTTTGTTCTAAGTTTCAAAGGAACATGGGTAAACACCAGCTCTTATTTAGCTGGTGATATAGTTTTATATAATGGAACCTATTACTCTGCAAATTCTAATATAAGTTCACCGTCACCCGGATCATTTAATGTATCCCCTAATACATCAGGATGGACCGAATATTTGACATTCGCTAACAGCGGATATCTAAAAATAAACGGAACTGATGCTTCTGAGATAAACGGAACTGTATATTTTGAAGGTGGGACTAGAACTAAGGATGCCAGAGTTATTTTTCCTATTGAATATGATGGATTTGTCGAGGCTGGGAATTTCATAAAAACGACGGAGGGATATTCCATCATAACTAGCGTTACACGATATGTTGATGATCCTCAGAGAGATCCTACAACAAATAAGATAACGGGTTTTAATAACTTTAGTTATTCCAAAGTTGCTAACATCTCTGATTATGTGGCGAACGACCAAGCAAAAAGAAATACAATATCATATCCAAGAATAGAGCTAGGATCCGATAAATCATTTAATGTGTACAGCACTCCAAATCTAAATATGGGTGTATTTACTTTCTTTGATACCAAGGAATTTGATTTCGATTTCTGGTCTTCCAATTATGGTTACACCCCAACAGCGGAGACTTATAAGTATTTTCAATTACCAATCGGAGCTAGCGGATCTATTTCTGCTGGTATACCTTATCTTGTAAAACAGGGGCAAGCAAATTACAACGGAATTCTATATAATCAGGGTGCTATATTTTACGGTGTAACTGGAGCTAACTTCTTTACTGACGCCAGTCCAAATTTATATAAGGATCTTGTAGTTTTTCCTGCACAATACTCCAATGTTTCTTATAGTCCCTCAGCTACTAATTACGGAAATCAAATTGGATACAACGGTGATTTAAATGCTTTCAATGGGTTTATAGGAATACAAAGTCTAAATCCAGATCCTATATCTTCAACAGCATCGAAGAATCAGATTTTTAATAGAGGAAAACTTGGAACTGAATACGAATATTTAGAAGAAAACTATACACCAGAAAGAGCTAATGTATCTAGAATAGTTCCATTCATCAATAAATGGGTGTATTCATCAGGTACTGATGCTAGAGGAAATTCATATAGGTTAAATGTTAGTCCAGCATTTACTCCAACCAATTTTTCACCAAGTATTGATAAGATTATTCCAGATTCTAGATACATCACTCATGAGTGGTTTTTATTGGAGGAACCACCTAGACAGTTCCCCATATCGGAAATGCAGAACCAAAATAGCTATCTCGCAGGAAAAATAGATTTAGCTAAAGCAAAGAGTGCTGATCCTGCTGATGCTTTATATCTCTCCTCGTATTTTACTGTGGAGCCTCAGGACTACGATAGCGCATACTCCGATCCTGCATCATATACCAAGGAATTGTTCACCCCATTTACATATAATAAGGCAAATGGATATTACGAAACCTTATTTAGAGGGGTAAAGGTATATCTAAAGAAGAGATCAAATCTTTCAAATTCTGTTGCTGATTCAGCAGATAAATATATTCCCCAATATAGAGGATATGAGGATTATAAATTTGCAGCTATTATAAAAACTGTTATTGAGGATGACTCAAAAATACAGGATCCAGTGAGCTACGAGATCATAGAAAATGCACAACAAAGATTCGTCCTTCTGATATGTAACGTTCTCATGAGAGATTATAAATCATTCCCTCTAGGATATACTGGCGGAACCGGAGGAGATCCACAACTAGATTATACACTCCTATATTCACTAAGCAATAAGGAGAAGTTAAGATCTACTTTGGTAACGGGGCAAAAATACTATGAGATAGCAGATATAAAATTAAGTTCAGCTTTGGATCTTTCCTTATCATCAGGAAGCATAGTTAATACGGTCCAAAGCCCGGGTGTAATTAATTATATCCCAAGTTTAACTTATGATACCGATTTAAGAGAGGAGATCAACACATTTTTTGTTGAAAATTCACCAGGTGCGACAGCTGGTCCAGATCCTGCTGGTAGTGGAAGTTTTAAAGTTCCTAGTATTTCAGGAACACCAACTTATCCATGGCCTATCGGGGTTGGTCCTAATTATGTTGAATTCGGTAAGATTGCAACAGGTGCTGCAGCTTACACTTTTTCTATACCTTTTTCGGCAGCTAGTCCAGTTACTGTACCTGTTGGACCATCATCCGTTTATAAGAACCAACCGGTTTTTCAATTAGCGGGAGGTGAGAATTATTACGATTCGATATTGCAAAGAACCTCTGTAGCTGATGTGGCAAAAAGAATAAATTCGGGATCTACTTATATCTCATACAAGACTTACGTATGGGATTCGATCAATTTGGTTACGATCGAGAGAGTTAATGACTTTAATCTCTATATAGAGAAACCAACTAGATTGGTTAAAACCAAGGGCACAAGATCTAGTAAATTTTACGGAGGACCACAAACTATAGGTGAATCTACACCAACCGGATATGTTATTCAATCGAACCAGAATCTACCTTCCACACTATTAAGGTATTCTGGTGGATATGAACCTATGTTTAGAAAGGTTATCCATTTTGATAAAGATAAAACAGATACCATTCAGGGATATAACCAGTTGGATCTATCGTTCAGAAATTGTAACTTTGCCCCATATAAATATTATTTTGGAATATCCAGGAATTTGGAATTCACTAAAATTGCACAAGAAAATAATATCCTTGCTTTGAGCCAGAATTTACCAGAAGGACCGGTTTATCCTTTGGTTGGTCAGTCACCGATTTGGAAAAAGGACTTCAATTTGTTTTCATCGTCATGGGATCCTGGTTATTATCAGAAATTTACAGGCGCTGATGTTTATGAAAACGTTGCAGGAACGAGATCGATGAAGGAATTCAAGAGTTTCCTTGGTTCAAAAATAATGAAAACCCCGGATCCTCTATCCTTTAATAATTACATAACTCTCCAGATATCAAGAACCTCCGGAGACTCCGATGTTGCTGCAATCAATGGTAAGATAGATTCGTCACTGAAATCTATACAGACAATAACACCATCAAATACAGGAACAGGGATTGGTAGCGTTGGTCCATATCTTTCGGGTGTGGATTATAATAAGATTGATCTTTCAATATTCCCTGATGCTGAATTGGTTTGGCAATATTTCCCTGAAAATAAATTGGTGAGAGGAATAATAAGGCTAGACAGAATGTTGAGAAGATCCCTTTTAAATTCCGGAATAAAGCAAACATTTATTAACAACATCATATCAGACTTTGGAGTGGGCGATCCTGATTCCATCAATGATGATGTTAATGCTTACATCGATCTAAACGTTTCTCCGTTATACCAGGGTAATGTATTTGATTTATATGTAAGAAAATCATCAACACCAACTGATGCCAACTATATGGTAAGAGGAGACATTGCTACTTCGGAAAAGTATAAACTTGAATATCTGAATGAGGCAAATTATAAATTAACAAAAAATGGGGATTTAATTTATAATTTTGAGTATAATCTAGAAACTAGCTATAACTACTCATTACTGTTTAATCTAGGAATAAAGAAAATATAAGATATGCCAGTTACTAATATACAATCATTAAACTACGGGGATTCACAATCCCAGAGCATCGACAAGATAAACCATAATTTTGATGAGATAGTAGAGGGACATGGTGGAACCCAGGGAATAACTGGTCCTACTGGAAGTGATGGACCCGCAGGAAACAGAGGTCCGATAGGAACTCAAGGAGCAACCGGGGTCAGAGGTACAAGATGGTTTGTTGATTTCACGCAACCATCAGGAACTTATAATGCAGTGGTTGAGGGTGATTTTTGGATCGACTCCGCTAATGGAAATATTTACACATTTACCGAGTCCGGGTGGGAGTTTACGGGATATACCCTAGCATCGGGGGGAGACATTTTTAAGGCTGAAGATTCATACTTCGCTTCGGGCGGTACTGGATCTGCTATTCTTTTTGATCAGATACTCCCACAAAATTATCTTTTTATAGTAGCTGATAAAGTACCCGAATCTGGAGTACTGAACGAGAATCTTTCAAAGTTTATAATCTCCACAGATACAACAATCAACGATGCTCCTTTATTGGAATTTTCAAAGAGTAACATAGAGTCTGGATTGATAGGTGACTACTCACAGCACCCTATTTTTAGATGGAAGAATTTTCAGAGTGATAATAACTCCCTGGTTCTGGAGATTCCCGGGGGATCTTTTATTATAGGAGCATCCGGAGGATTTGAGTCAACGTCTGATCTCATTAATATAAAGACACCATCATCCGCAAACATATCCTATGGTGCCACCTCTGGATCTGGAATTTTTTCAACCGGTGGATTTGATCTTAATGCGGGTGGTCAATTTAAAATTAAGAGCGCTTTTGTTAATGTAACGGGAGGTTCCGGCTATATTTCTGCCCCGGTAAACCTTACCGCTAATCTTACCTCAACTGCTCCTTCGATATATTCATTTAATGGGGGAACTGCTGGATTCAGAACTTCCCGAACCGCTGATACATTCAATACACTATCTCATTCAACGTATTCAGTCTCGTTAGAATCTGCATCGGATAGAGAATTTTTTATAGACACCAAAGGAAAGATAAAAACTAAAAAAGCAGAGACCTCTTTATCGTATGTTTCAACAACTCCAGGAGCAACTAGTACTGTATCGACAAATTCAGTAAACTGGTATCTCATCTCAAGAACTGGTACCACTGTGAATTCTTCAGTGCTAGAAGGTGGAAATACCGTTGTTGTTAATCCTGTAGTTCCTAGTAGCGGATTTGTTGGTATAGGGATTTATAACAATCCTGAATTTTCGTGGGCAGGACCAACTGGAGGATTAGATTTGGGACAATCGATAGATGTCAACGTACACTATAGTGCAACCTCCATTCAACCTGGATATTCTGATGGATTTAGATATATTGGTAGAGGTGCAACAAGCGGTAATGTTACTAATGTCGTATCTCTACCCTTTCCTGCAACCAATGTTGATTTCACATTGGCAAGAGGAGTAACCGGAGGTAACATGACAGTTTTTTATAGAGCATACGGATCTGCTGGTGGATCGGGTGGATCTTTTACTATCTGATATATACAATAACTATTTCCACTAAAAGCACAAATGGCAGAACTAAAACTATTAAGAATTGATGAAGGGGATTCACAGAAAAATCTGACAGATAAGGTAAATTCAAATTTCTCTAATCTGATACTTTTTGGTGGTGGGCCTTACGGTAGGTTAGGTGGACAGGGACCAGAAGGTGCAAAAGGTCCTACCGGACCTAAAGGATCTTATGGGGATCTTGGAAAAAGAGGAACCATATGGACTGTGGGTCCATGTCAACCTACTCCGACAACATCTGTAAATGGTGACTTCTGGCTAGATACTGATAATGCAAACACTGTTTATCAATTCAATTCTAGCGGTGTTTGGTCTCTTTATGGATTCAATTTAAAAGCGGAGGATCTGTTTAGGGTATATGGCCCGGTTTCTAATTCGTCCGGTGTTTCTAGCAAATATGGATATTTTCTATCACCCAACACTCCGATAGATTATACCGTGGTTATCAGTGATAATCCGTCCATGAACAGTGGAACCCAGACTTCACCAAATCCCGTACCGAACCCGCAGTATTCTAAATTTGTTCTATCCGTAAATGGACTAGATGCAACAAAAAATATATTGGAGTTTAGTAAATCTGATTACACGTCCACTACATTTACTGCAGGAACACCTAAATTCCATTGGGATCAAGGGGCAACTGCTTCTCGTGGTAACTATGGATTGAGATTCTCAAATTACGGACGTACCAAATTCGCTATACCAAATTCGGCTTTAAGATTAGAGTCAACTGCATCTTCGATTGATATTAATTCTGTTGGATTCAACCTCTATATGAACACTTCTCAATTGTTTACAGCAAGCGTTCTAAGCGACATATATTTTAATTTTAATGGAGGAACCGCTTTATTCACCACCAAAAATATTGCGTATTCATCAGGTCAATTTAATATCTTCACGAGTTTTAATGTTTATTCTGATGCCACTGATTTAACCCCGCCATTACATTTAATATCAGCTTCACCAACAACGGGGAACCTCAGATATCTGTACAATTCGACAGCAAATAACGGAGCTTTCCTTTTCAGAATTGTTCAGGGAACAGGATTACTATTCTCCGTTTATGGAGATGGATATATCTATATGGATAAGAAGGTTAATTCCATTCAGTCTCCACAGACAATAACACAAACTGTAGCTGGAACTTTTGCTGGTACGAATATAAACTGGACAACCATAGTTCCCTCCGTTGCTATGACCACAGCATCGGGTAACTATTTTTATTCTAACAATGGATCTGATTTTGTTGTACAAAAATCAGCATCAGCTTCGTCTGGAGAGAGGGGAATATGTCTATGGACTCCTGCAACCGGTGGTGCAGTTGGGTTTAATGGAGGGTGGTTAAACCTAGTTGAAGACCAGGAAGCAATAACTTTCAGAGTTCACAGTAGCAGTCCTGGTTCTACCGGCGATTGTTTTAGATATATCGGATTAAACACATCGCAATCACCAAACACTTTACCTAACCCATTTAATTCAGGACCTAATGAGTCTATAGCAACTTTACCTGTGGGTGAATATGCTTCGACAGCCGAATTTACTGTGGTTAACTTAAGAGGAGCCACTGGTGGAGCCGGTGGAACAGGAGGTACTAAAAGATGGTACAAGGTATTTTATTCTGCTTGGGGCGGAAATTTAACCAACACTTATTGCGGTGTTTTAGCAACATGTAATTCAACGGCTTAATATGCATTTTAATACTAAATATATTTTTCAGGGTGATTCACAAAGGGATATCACAAATAAGATCAACTATAATTTTGATCAGATATTATCCTTTGCTGTGGGTCCGGATGGACATATTGGACCAAGAGGGGCGACAGGATTATACGGTCCTGCCGGGTATAAGGGTGCTAGCGGAGCAACAGGTACAAGGGCCTCTAAAATATTCAAGCAACCAACACAGCCTCTAGCTTCAGAAACTCAGGAGTATGATGTATGGGTAGATAACTCATCTGGTGAGGGAGACGTTAATGTGCTGGGAGCTACCGGTAACTGGAGTTATTCGGGATATTCATTCTTTACATCGTCATATTTTTCAACTTTCTCCTGGATGCTTGGCCCTGCGGGTTCAACTGATAAGTATGTAATAGGTATCAAGGACACAGTAAATTCACCTGAGATTAATTTGGTTTTAAGTGATGGTGATCCGGATCCATCCTATTCAAATCCGAATAAATCAAAGCTTCTTGTTGCTACCCAGGATCAGACAACCACACCGATTATGAGTTTTGGTAAATCTGGAGCCATTTCTCAGGGTGTACCTTCTTTCTATTGGGATTCTTCCGGGTCTAATAGCAATCTGAGCTATAGATCTAGCGGAGATCTTGATATAACTTCTCAATTAAGACTTGGCATAGATTCAGCTCTTGCAAGAACGCTATTATTTGGAAACAACTTAAATTTAACCGCAGCTAATTTTACTATTGGCGGATCTGGAGATTTTCAGCTAGCATCAAATACAACTGTAGGTAGCGGTGGCGTATTTAACGTGAGTTCGACCAATTTACTTTTCTCCTCATCATATTTTACACATTTTGATCCAACAACAATTTATGCTTCTTCGGGAAACTATGTCCTGAATGACGTTCCAAATTCTGCAGGATTAAACTCTGGTATAACGGTAGCAACCACAGCATCTGCTAATGATACTTTCTCGATAAATGATTTGACTGGTTATCCGGTATTATCGGGTAAACCATACGGAACAGTAAATTCAGGTAAACACTCGGAGATTATTTTTGGTTCTACCGGTGGAGTCACCGGAGGGACCGCTGGACCTTTTTCTTACCATGTAAAGAAAGCGTCTCAGGTTACAAAAAGCACAATATCGGTATCTTCGGTTTCTACGTCTACGTCCAGTACTACGACAACTGTGAATCTGCCGAACGTATTTGACTTGACCCAAACATCTTTATGGGATGCCAATGTTATAGTAGTTACACCAACAGCTGTACAGACTTCAGCGGTGGGAATTTATTTAAGAATCCCCTCGTCGTACCTGAATACTCTCAATCCAGTATACTCGACAGGAAAAACAAACATTTACAGAATACTATTAAATAGTCTAAACCCTATACTTTATACATCTTACATACAGGGGTTTGTTTATACCTATACCAATTATGGTTCTGGTGGATTAACGTCTACGTCAATTCTAACTTATATCGATTTACCTACCCCTATTTCATCCAATAGGTATTGTCAATATGTAGATCTCCATTGGCTTGGTGTTGCTAACGCTACCAACCTTAATCCTAGACTTTTCTATAAGGCATGCAATGGTGTTGGCGGATATATCGAGCTAACCAACTTAAACAGTATAGGATCTGAGCAACCAATAACTTCTGGTTCATCGCCAGCAGGCGGAGGTAGTTATGGAGGTGAATTCGAAGAACTACCGCCTACTTCTGGTTCAAGTTGTCCTACACCTGATATGTTGATCTTATTGGGTCAAAATAAATGGATTTCTGCTGGAGAGTTGGAAGTGGGCATGGAGGTTTATACCGAGCATGAACACACAAATGAATGGGGCTACTATAGAGTTTCTCATGTTGGAAGGGCGGTTCAGTCTGTGATTTCTGCTATGATCGGAGGTAAGAGCATTAAAGTTTCAGAATCACATAGATTCCTAACAACCGACGGTGAATATATTGCGATAGCAGAACTTCCTATCGGAACTACGCTTCGAACAATAGAAGGAACAGCTATACTTGAATCCAAAGAAAATGTTGGAAATATGGAAGTTGTTAAGATTGAGGTCGATGATGCTCACACTTATGTACTGGAGGAAGTATTATCGCACAACATTAAATACTATATCGATCCTGGTTATAATATACCTTAAAATTCACCAATATAAAAAAAATAGATAAATATGATACAACTAACAAAGAAAGAACAGGAGAGCATGCTTAGATTATCTAAGGAGTTCGTAAGCATTCACCAAGAAATTTTGCATGTTGAAAAAACTATCAAGGAGATGGAAGACCGATCATCCTTGTTGATCAGTCAACTGGAAAGATGCAGGGAGTACGAAGGGGATTTCATCTGCGATTTGGAAAAAAAATACGGAGAGGGCTCGTTAGACCCTATTAATCTAACATGGCAAAAAGAAACTATAAAGAATGAAATACATCAGTAAAGAAAATTTAAGTAAAGCAACCGGATTACTAGGTAACAGGTTCTTTTTATTGGCAGTAATCGTGGTATTGATTATGCTGTCATTGAAGCAATGCGGTGATGCTGATCACGCTAAAGCCGAGGCTCTAAGAGAGCATAATAATTACCTTGCTTCATTGGATTCAGTTAGAGTTATCAAGAACGATCTTGGTCATCTAATTGTTGAAAAATCTGCTTATCAATTGAAAGTATCTGAATTAAGTAAAGATCAGAAAGAGCTTATTGCTAGATTAGATCTTAAGTCAAACGGGAGAGGGAATACCCCAAGGACAGTTATCCAAACCGTTTCCGAGTATAGAGACAGCATAATAAACATAGCTTCTGAGGTTGTTAAGGATCCTAATGGAAATGAGTCAATTACATTTCTTCATGAACCACAGTTACCTGGTAAAAATAAATTGAAAATATCAGGTAAGGTTCCATACGATCTTAGCCTATCTAAAGATCCAAGAGACACTACCAAATATGTCGCATCAGTTATACCAGGAGGAACCACTTTAACAATAGAGCAGAATATTGACATAGTAACGGCTTTATACCAGGATCCTAAATCCAAAAGAATAATGACGAGAGTAAGCACAACATATCCAAATTTAACTTTCAGTGATGTCAATTCTTTTGATATAACAGACAACCCAGAAACTAGAAAAGCTTTAAAAGCTGCTAGAAAAGAGTTTGGCTTAGGTGTTAATGTAGGATATGGGTTACTTGGAACATCAACAAGTTTAACCCCTGGATTTTACATAGGGCTTGGTGTTCATTACTCACCAAAATTTTTACAATTCGGAAAATAAAATATAGAAATGGCATTTACTACTACATCTAAGTTTGTCCAGATTACTCCATATTTGCTAATGGAGTACATGTACGCTGATGAACCCACTCCAGAAACACACTTTGTTAATAATGGTGGAGTTACTGTCGGATATGATAAATTGATAAATGGATTTAGAAGTAATAATGTCCAAATATTTAATAGAGATTCCGATTATAATACCACGCATAACACCACCGAAAATAACGTGGTTAGAATTGGCGAGAGTTCGTTCGTAACTCTGGATTCAAATCTAATAGTTCCATTCAATGATTATTCGGACGAATTAACCAACACTGTAGATTTACCGATCGTTTTTCCTTCCAATTTGCTGGTTGTTTATGACACTGTAAGGTATCATATAAGAGCTGGATATAATTTAAATAACATAGACGGGATCATCTTGACTGTTGAATATCAAGACGAAAATTTAGAATATGTTACAGGTTCACAGATACTCATTAAAAAGGGAACTGAGCAGGAATATTTCTTAAATCCAAATCCTGTAACTATTGGTTCTAATATCTATGATAAATATTTTGAGATAAAGCTTCCGAATCTGAAGGATATGAATGATAAGTATCTTGCAGCATCTCCCGCATTTAAGCCTGAGACACTGGCATCACTAATAAGCTCGAGCGGAGATGGATTCATTTACGGAGCACCAATAAGGGTAACAGCTTGGCAAGTACAGAGTATCGTAGATTATAATGGATATGAAAGATATAACTGCGCTAGAATAGCAACACTATCATTAGAGCAGGAAGATCCATTTTCTAATATAGGTGCAACGATAAGAGAATCTGAGAAAGGCCAATTCTTTGAATACTATGCAACCGATAATGAAGGGTTCATAGAGGATTTTATATTATTCCAGAATTCGATAGGAAATGGGTATTATATAAGTCATCAAATAGAGGTGCTTGAACAGATAGGTGCTGCACTTATACAGACATCAGGCTTTCAGTCAATACAGACAACAGCATACGATCTTCCCAATTATTATCGGCCTATAGTTAAAAATGCTGCTGTTGCTGCAAGCTTTACTTTGAGATATACAATGTCTCTAATCAATAGTGTCGATCAAAGTAGGGTTATTAGAATATCATCATATAGCTCGGTAAATCCTGGACAATGGGGGACTAACATAACCCCTATTAAATTAAGTACGTTTCCACAGGTTCAGAAAATTTACAATAGGGTTTATTCACAACCATCAATAACCGTTGGTGGTGGAAATACCAATCAGCCCAAGGAGATAGTTAAATATACAAATGTGTTCATCAACCAAAATTATGTTACTTCCACTGTAAATAACTTAACATTCACAGATAATACCCTAAAGATAAATTCGGGAGCGGAACAAACAACAGCATTCGGTACTGGTAAGATGACAATTTCGATTTCACCTTTCGATAATTATTACAAATTTAAATTTATCAAGAGCGGACCTTCGAATGATCCAGTCCCTATTGATCTAAGTGCTTCTGGGAAATTCAACATATCATTTGTTGATCCGGTTGGAAATAAAATACAGATTCCTGCTTTGGAGGATAGAAATTTAGCAAATCCTTCCACCGGAGAACTTGCATTTAAAATTGACGAATCTATATCAACTAAGGTGCTTCAGTTAAATGACAGAAGATTCTTTATCACGAACGGAACTTCTATAAACCCGGCACAAAATGGGGTTGCTACAAAACAGGTGGTTTCTGTTGATTCTGGTGTCACTAGCAATGTTATCGAGAAAAGAATAGAATCAGTAATCGCAGATAGAAGAAATGAAGCTGCGGCTATAAAAGGAGCTAACAACTACATAAATTTACCTGCATCTAGCATTCTTACACCCGTTAATAATGCTAATTCTGTTATGTACTGGGGATATTGGAAAAAAGAGGGTGAGGCAGATTTCGTTATCGGAGATACCGCAGCACCTGCACCTGTAATTACATCAGGAAGCGGAATTGGAGTGGTTGGCTCAATTGAAGCTAGTCCGAGTCCGATTATTAAAAATATACTGCCTTTAAGCTCGACTTCTGGAATTTTCACAATAGGAGCAGCAACTTCAAATACGTATGAGACTTTGACCGGAAGCGCTCTTATTGCAGCTTTAAGCGCAGAGATTGCTGGTTACAATGCCACTGGCTGGAAGGACCAAACTATAATCAACTACTTCTTGACCCCAGGTAAAGCTGGGTATATTAAATATCCAGGATTAACCAAAGCAGAATTTACTAAAGCTGCAAGCGGCATTTTAGCTCCTGCATCTTTAACTAATCTAAATAAAAGAAACAAGGGGGGTGGAGGATGTCCTACTCCTGAAATGAGAATTCTGTTAGCAGATGGAAGAAACATAAAGGCTGGAGACATAACGGTTGGTACCAAGATAACAACGGTTCACGAGAAAACAGGTGAATGGGGACAATATAGAGTTTCTTATGCCGGAAGAATGATTCAACCTATACTTTCTGTTAAGATAGGTGGAACATCAGTTAAAGTGTCAGATTCACACAAATTCCTAACCGAGAATAATGGTTACGTTACAATCTCTGATCTTAAGATAGGATCCGTTATTAGAACTGTTACTGGATTAGCTAAATTGGAAAGTAAGGATAGAATCGGAGAGGGCGAAGTTGTTAAAATAGAGGTTGAAGAGGCACACACTTATGTGATGGAGGGTATAATCTCACATAACATTAAGGCTGCTACAATAGAATAAAATAATAAGCATGTTACTTAATCCAAAATCAAGTAGTTTTTATTTCGTCTTCCCTAGAGGGTTCTTCCCTGCTAAGGTGGTAGACAAGTATTTACCCTACTTAAAAAAACAACCCATACCGTTTGACACTGTATCTGCTTATATGAACAGCACTATCAGATCGGTTGGATTTCCATCGATGACTATAGATTCGGTTGAGCAAGTAAGACCGCTGGGAAAAAAGATTAACTATAAAAGCGGAACCCCCGTGCAGGAGCTTTTTACTAAGGACTTTGCCATCCAGTTTAAATTGGTTGATGGATTTATAAATTATTTTATAATGCTTGATACTATTTTACACTTTTTGGATTTCGAAAACCCAAATCTGTTTATACAGGATTTACCGCTTAGAGTGATGGATAACGAGGGAAATATAGTGACATCCGTTTCTTTCCAGGGTGTAACTTTAACATCATTTTCTGAGATAGAATTAGCATACACATCCAATGCACCGCAAACTGTTTCATTTAATGTTGGATTTAAATGCAACTACATAGATATAGTTTTGGAAGCTAAATAAGATATATAAGTTAAATAAAACAATAACATGAAAACATTTACAAATTTAAAACAATTAAACGAGATGAAGTACGGTCAAGCACTTTATAGTGAAAAAGACCATATGAAAAACCTTTTGGTTGCTGCATCAGGAAACGATCAAAGAGTACTAAACGACATTGTAAATTGTTTGACTGACGACCAAATGAAAAAGTGCTACGAGAAACTATCTAAAGTTTACGGGTATACTGGTAGCGTGGGTCAAAAAATAACAGGATAATTCTAACCCTCTAAATCTATTTTTATGAATTTAGTCGGAATAGACTTCTCCATAAACTCACCAGCTTTTTGCTGCTTTAAGAACGGTAAATACACTTGGGGATCTGTTACAAGATCTGACAGATCTGCCGATTCACTGTTAAAAAATACTAAAAAACCCTATTTCATATTGGAACAAGACGACAATTTTGTTCTACAGTTTGTTGATAAAGTGGATTTACCCGATGACTATTCGGGAAGGGAGAGAGCTAAAATAGGCTACTTCCTTGAAATAGTTAACGCTCTTTGGAACTCTATAATAGATGTAATGGGGCATGAACCATTTCACGTTGCCATGGAAGGACTAAGTTTCTCATCCAATGGTAATGCTCTTATAGACATCTCGATGGCAACCGGACTACTGAGGGAAAGAATAATCTCGGAGGTCGGAGTGGATTCTTTCCATGTATTTTCACCAACCACTATCAAAAAATATGCGGTAAAGGGGAATGCAAAAAAAGATGAATTGTATCATGCTCTTTATAATTTCAAAGAGGATGAAACAAATTTGAATGATTTTGGTAAAATACTAGAAACAAACAAAGAAGAGTGGATAACCCCAAGCAAGGTGGTTAATAAACCGATCGATGATATTGTGGACGCAACTTGGATTAATTTATATTTAAAAAAGGAATTAAAGGAAAATTATGGAATTAAAGGAAATTTTAAAACAGCACTTACAGCAAGCCTCTAGCATTTTAAATGACTTCATCAATAACGACGAGTATCTAAGCTCGGTCGAAGAGGCAGCTCAAACAATTATCACAGCACTACAGAACGGTAATAAAATAATCTCTGCGGGGAACGGCGGATCTATGTGTGATGCTATGCATTTTGCAGAGGAGCTTAGTGGAAGATATAGGAATGACAGAAAGGGCTTAGCCGCAGTTTCTATATCAGATCCCTCACATATTACATGTGTGGGTAACGATTACGGATTCAAACACATTTTTTCAAGATACATCGAAGCCCTAGGAAATCCAGGAGATGTTTTCTTTGGCATTACCACATCAGGTAATTCAGAGAACATCATCTGTGGGTGTCTGGAGGCTAGAAGAAAGAATATGCTGGTTGTTATTCTTACATCCGACTGTGAGGGTGATTTACAAGTCGATTACGAGGACTTAGTAGACGTTTTCATAAAAACCCCTTCTAACAAATACGCTGACCGTATACAGGAACTACATATCAAAATAATACATTCCCTGATTGATATGATAGAGCAAAAATTGGGAATATAAAAAATCAAGAGAAACAAAAAGTAAACAAAAAGTAAAATTAAAAACAAAAACAAAAACAAAACATGAGTAATTTAGACATCTTCAATCTCGACGCAGAAGCGTTCGTAACGAAAACCGCTCAACAAGGTGGCGGAAAAGACCTTGAGTTCTACAAGCCTTATCCAGAGGATGGAAAGGACGGAGTTTACAAATCTTTAATCAGATTCGTACCTAACCCAGTCGATCCAGCTAAATCTAAAGTTCACAAATATTATGTGTACTTAAATGATCCTGTATCTGGTGATGGATTCTCTGTAGATTGCCCTTCAACGGTTGGAAAGAAATCTATTCTAAAAGATCTTTTCTGGAAACTTAAAAATTCTCACTCTGCTGCAGACCAGGAATTAGCTAAGAAATTTTCTAGAAAAGAGGATTTTTATTCTTTGATCCAAATTGTACAGGACAAAAACAAACCAGAGTTGGAAGGTAAAATCATGATCTTTAAATTTGGTAAGAAGTTAAATGACATGATCGAGGCTCAATTGCAACCTGAATACGGTGATCCTTGCAACCCTTACGATCTTTTCGAAGGACGTGAATTTGCAGTAAGCGTTAGAAAAGTTGGTGAGTGGAACAACTACGATCTTTGTTCTTTCGTGGGTGAGAAAACAGCTATCAGAGTTAATGGAGTTGGTATGAAGAAAAATCAGGACGATATGAAAAGTGTCCTTGATTATTTGAATGAAGGTCCCCAGAACTTAACCAGCTTTGATTACAAAGACTGGGATGATGATGTAACTGATAAAGTTATGACTGTTATCAAGAACACTGTTCCTGAGCAAAGAGTGATCAATGAGATCATGGGTGGAGTATCTACCGCTAAATCCACACCTGCACCAGCTGCTAAGCAGACTTCTACTTCAGATTTATATAGCGAAGTTAGTCAAACTAAAGTTTCTGGACATGTAGAAAAGCCTGAAGCTCCTGCTCAATCAGCAAGCAGCTCTTCTTCTCTAGAGGATTTATATAGCGATCTTTAATAGACACAATTTAAACGGGGTGGTTCCTTAGAAGAACCGCCCCTTTTTATTACCATGCAACCAGAAAAAGTAGAGGATACCCTAAGATTAGTTCTTTCCCGAGAATTTAGAGATAGCCCAGCCAAACAAATAATATACAAGGCTGGTACTCGATTAAATTTCTCGTGTCCTTATTGTGGTGATTCGCATGACGCTAAGAAAAAGAGGGGTAATTTTTATCTGGACACTTTAGCTTACAAGTGCTACAATGGAGGATGTGGAATATACAAGGACATAATATCATTCTTTAAGGACTTCTCTGTTTATTCAAGATTGACCGGCGAGGAGAGGGAAGAAATACGTAGTATTCTTGACGAGGGAAAAACCAAGAGAAGAAGTGCATACGGTAAGATTGATATTGGATACTTTTTTGAGAATGATATAAGCGATGTTCTGATAGATAGATCTAATTTTATAGAGAAGCTAAAACTACAGGAAGTCTGGGGTTCTTCGATACAAAGATATATTACTAGGAGAAGCCAAAAGCTAGATAAGAAATTTGCCTGGGACAACAAGAAGGAGAGATTATTTCTATTTAATCTTACTCCCGATGACAAGATAATAGGACTCCAAGTGAGAAATATGAACTCTGCAAAGGGATCTCCGAAATACTTTACGTATAAACTTAGCGGCATATACGAGAAGCTTCTGTATGTTACGGACAATGAATTCCTAGAGAAAGCAAGAGCGGTGGATCCGATCTCCCATGTTTTTGGTATAGGCACACTGGATTTTTCCTCTGACATAACCGTATTTGAGGGTCCTATGGATTCCTGGTTTTGGACAAACTCTGTTGGATTATGTTCCCTCGAGAATAAATTCCCATTCGAAGTTGATAATGTTAGATACTGGTACGACTGGGATAAAGCCGGAATAGAAAAAACGATGGATCTATTAAGCAAGGGTCAAACTGTTTTTAATTGGGGAAAATTCTTGGAAGAGAATGGAATATCTAAAAATAGAAAATGGGATTTGAATGAGCTAGTTGTTCATTTAAGAACCACCGGGAAAAAGATTAAAAGATTTGATAACTATTTTACTAGTGATGTTCTCGACCTTAGATATTTTATTAATGAATAGAGAAAAAATGGGATCTGATTTAACCGAGGAATGGGAATTTGAATTAGCTAGGCAGGAAAAACCTAAGCTAAAATTTCCTCTGAAGGTCATCGAAGCAGACCTGGATAAAGTTGAATTGGGATTTGCAGATCCCATTATAAATGAGCCAAAAAAGAAAAAGGAAGACAAAAGATCGCAGGAAGCTAAAGTCATAGATCTCCCTAAAAAAAGAAGCCATAACAAAAAGGACAAATCAAAATTATTCTAATGTCAACAGAAAAAACAGATTTTAATAAGATATTTGAGAACGAAAGAGCAGAGTGGAAAGAGAAAGTCCAGGTTCTAGCTATACAGATGAAAGATATAAAGACCCTGGCGAAAGCTCAGGTTGATATGTTTAGTAGCAGACAGGTTCTATTGGAATACAGCTACAAGTTGGCTTCAATTATATCTAAGCTTAGCGCAAGATACAGAGCGGATAAAGCAAAAAAACTTAAGGACTACTCCGAGAACAATGATGTTAGATATGGATCCAATGAAAAAACTGTTCTTATAGAAGGTGATCTTACGGAGATCAGCGAGAAGATAGAATTGGTGGAAAGCCACAGAAAATTCATAGATCAAACCATACAGACGGTTGACCATATGCTTTATGGTGTGAAGAGTAGAATAGCACTGGAGGATTATTTAAGAGGATCCACGGTAAAATAATATATAATTGCATGTTAAAATTTCAAGTTTCCGAAGACCAGCAATGGATGATTTTAGTCGAGTCACTTGATGAGGTCGAGAAAAAACAAATAGACATCTCATTAACTAAAAAGATCCACAATTTTTATTTCCATCCTCTTGTTAAAAAGAAGATTTGGGATGGCAGTATATGCTTCATAGAGAAGAAGGGTGGATTTTGGAAAGTTCCTATCGGGTTATGGAGAGAGCTTCTTCAGATTGGCGAGGAGTATAAAATAGAGATAGAAATCAACGGACTAGAAAATATAATACTCAAGGACCCAACGCTTGAGGAATTTACTGAGTGGGTCGATGAATTTTTCAAAGATGGTATCGGCGGAGATATAAGCAAGAAACCCAGGGATTACCAAATAGAGACTGCATGGAAATTGATCAAGTACAGATACTCGGTTTCCGAGGTGGCAACATCTTCAGGTAAAACGCTAATAGCCTTTATGATATTTTCATATCTTAAATCCAAAGGTTTAATTAAGAAGTTTCTGATGATTGTTCCTAGTACTAACTTGGTCTTCCAAGGGAGTGAAGATTTCGAAGATTATGGCCTAGATAGAATAGGAACCAAGATTCAACAGATTGGTGGGGGTAGTAAATTAAGAGAGGGGTGTGATCTTATCATAGGAACTTTTCAATCATTAGTAAAGCAGGACGAGGAATTCTTTGCCGATGTTGATGCTGTCTTTGTTGACGAAGCACATCACACAAATAGCATGTCCATAAAAAAGATTGTTGCCAATTGTATGCATTCTAAATGGAGATTCGGTCTAACCGGTACTCTAACAAAAAGAGGAACTGCTGATTATCTAACAATCCAGCAATTTCTAGGACCTCTTGTTGTAGAGATTCCGCCAAGCTTTCTCTTCGATAATAATTACGCAACACCGGTTGCCATTAAGGTTGTTGTCATGGATTGGCTTGAACCTGAATACAAGGAAAAACTTGCTGAACTGAAGGCCAACAATAGCAAAGGTGGTGATAATAAGATAGAGGGTAATGAATTTTATAACATAGAGAGGAAGCTTGTAATAGAAAGCAAGAAGAGACTGAATTATGTGGTGGACTTCATTAATAAAACATCTAAAAACTCACTAGTTCTATTCCAATCGGTTAAGGACGAGTATGGCAAGCAAATATGGAACGCTCTTAGGGAGAAAAGCTCTGACAGGGAGGTTTTTTATGTTGACGGGGATACCGATGAGGGACTAAGAGAGGAATATAAAACAAGGATGTCTACGGGGACAAATAAGATACTAATAGCCACATATGGTACATTTGCCACAGGTATCTCGATTAACAACTTACATAACATTTTCTTGGTTGAATCATATAAGAGTGAGGTTCTAATCAAGCAAAGTCTTGGTAGAGGGATGCGTAAGATGGACGGAAAGGAAAAGGTCAATGTGATAGATTTTGTTGATGACTTTAGCACTAAAGGCTACCAAAACTACCTAATAAAGCATAGCGAGGTGAGAATACAGATCTACAGGAAGGAATGCTTCGATTACAAGATATTTAATGTTAAACTTTAATTTCGTTGGGGATATATAGAAAAATATGTTTTTATTATGAATATTAAATCCTTTAACGATTTTATTGGCGAAAATTTGACAGAAAGCGAAGTTTATGGTACTGAAGGTAAAACCAAATTCAGTAGATGGCTAAGAAATGTAAATAGTCGTGTAAAAGACTCCATGGGTGATAGTTATTATTCAAAGTATTATGATGACCATAATGACCCATACAAAACAATGAATCAGATCTCCAATATAATTCCAGGAGCTGTTAGATTGGTTACTGGTGCAGCTGCAGCTTTATCTGATTTCTTTTTCAAGGGTAATAATAAAGATGATTTTTCCAAACTTTCTAAGGAGGATCTAAAAACCAAAAAGAAAGAGGTTGTTGATAAATGGGACAATGATAACATAGCTTCCAAAGATATTACCGAGGCAGATGCTGAGAAATTCTACAAATCTGGAGTTCTGAAGGGTAAAAGATACTTCGGTAAAGAATACGATCCGGCTAATCCTAAGAACAAGGAAGAGGAGATGTACACGGATTACGTTAATGATGTGATGGAGAGATACCATAAAAAAATCAAAAAGAATGCATAATAGTAGAGTATTAAATTTTTCTGGATTTGCTATACTATTAGAGGGTGGTGCTGCTATTAAGACATCGAGAAGAATCAGGGAGGATGAATTCCCAAAAACTCTTGATAATATAAAGCAGATTCTTTTCCCTATTCTTTCAATTGATCCGACAAAGACCAATCAGCAGTACATTATAATAGGAAGCATTGGCAAGAAGAAGAATCCTGAGGACACGTCAGGTGATCTTGATTTGGGGTATGACAGCTCATGGTTTGCTAGGGAGCATAATATAACAGTTAAAGATGTTTCTGCCTTTACGTACGACCTTCTCACTGAAAAATTATCGGATGCATTAGGATTCCAGCCGGAAATAGCATTTTTAAAAGGATTAAATATAGTTAGTGTCGGATGGCCAGTTGAAGGTGACGTTACTAAGGGTATAGTTCAGTTAGACCTTATACCGATCTCAAGTATGGAGTGGGCAGAATTTATTTATTATTCACCCAACTATAAAATAGGTGAGAGTAAGTATAAATCAGCTCATAGAAACTGGTTATTAGCTGCTATACTAGCCGCAAGAAGAGAAGTTATAGGTAACGATGAGAACGGGGAAATAATGGATTATAACTCGCCTGTATTGATTCTTAGTGATGGTCTATTCTGGCACACTAAGTCATATAGAGGTAAATTAAAATCTAGATTGAAGAATCCAAAAAAGATTGAAGGTAGTGAAAGATTCGTTACCAGAGATCCACAGGAATTTGTAGATTTTGCTTTGGGAAGGGGATATACTCCGAATGACGTTAAAACGTTTGAAGCTTTGTTAAATATTATAAAATCTCCGGATTTTGAGTTAAACCAGAATCTTCCGGAAATTAAGGATAAGTTTATGGAATATCTAACTAGAGCTAATCTAGAGATACCTACCGAAATAAATCAGATATCTTAAGTATAACAGTAAAGAATTTAGATATGTCAGGAATAAGTCATTTATATGATATTTACAACAAGAAGGGTAAAGATTTTATTAATAATCTCTTTAACTCCTATGTGACCGTTAATGAAAAGATGGATGGATCCGCTTTTGTGTTTGACCGGGATTTGGAAACTGGCAGATTTAATTTTTATAAAAGAGATCAAAGGAATCCTATTACTCTAGTTGATAGAACTCTTATGAAATATTATGAGATTCCGATCCAATACATTGAATCATTGCCACCTCATATAATAAAGGATCTACCTAGAGGATGGAAATTCGGACTCGAGTATTTTGCAAACATAAAACCTGTTGAGATTGCATATGATAGATTGCCTAAGAATAATCTTATTCTTTCATATGTTCACACTAAGAGCGAAAATGGGAAACCATCGTCCACTATACAGGATAAGGAAAAACTTGATACGTGGGCAGATTTATTAGGGGTTGAAAGACCACCGATAGTTTTCCAAGGGTATTTAAGCGAAGAGCAGAAGGATAAAATATTAGACTTTCTAAGAACACCGTTCGAAGAACTTGTCAGCGAATATAAAACCAGAAGCTTTGTTCGTTATATTATAGGTGTACTTAACCCAGAAGCTCAAGCTAGTGCTTTAAATAACGACCTGGATAAACCGATCGAGGGTATAGTTTTCAGATTCGGCGAGGAAGATAGCGAATCTGAACCGGTACTTTCCAAGATGGTGGATCCGATATTCACTGAAATGGCTAAAGAGAAATCAAAGAAAAAAATAGAGGAAAAACCTAGTGATTTCTTGGGCATAACCATATTGGATGCGATGAACTTTATACTGGAGAGAGGCGTTGATAGCTTTGGTGTTAGCGGAAACACTGATGACGAGAGATATATTTCATTCATATCGGATGTTTTTTCCAAATTCCTTGAAGAATATGGATACAAATACAAAGGTGCGGATTTTCAAGAACCTGACTATTTAAAGAAGGACGAATTTAGATTAAATAAACCACTCATAAAAGATAAAAGAGTATTGAGTTACCTTGATGCCGATGATTCGTATGAGTCACTATTTAAACTAATACTAAATTCGTTCAGGAAGATAAAGAAAAGAGCAGGCGGTATTATCACTGCCGGTATAATTGATCAATTCAATTTATTGGTTGGAGATATACAAGGAGTTGTATCAGCTAAGTCTACCCCAAAAATACAGGAATCGCAAGTTCCTTCATTCCTTGACTTTAAGAAGAATAATCTATCCGCAAAAACTATAGACTATACAACTTCTGAGAACGAAGAATCCGACAAAAGCGAGGAAGAATACGATCACTTCTATTCATACAATGAATTCATCTCAGCTCTAGAAACTTTAGACACACAGGAGAAACCAAAAGAGATCATAACAGAGACCGATGAGAAAAAGGAGGAGGAACCTAAGGAGAAAGAACTACAGGATGTGAATCTTTTAGTTGGTAGATTCCAGCCATTCCATAATGGACATCTGAATATGGTAAAGAAAATGGCAGAGGAGAACGAATTACCTAGTATTATTGCGGTCGTACATCCTGGACATAATAGATCCGGTAAAACACCATTTGACGAGGATCTTGTTTCCAAATACATGGAAACAGTGGTTAAAGAAAATGCTGGCAAGATACTTGGTTATTTTATTATTAATAGAGGTCTTCTTGGAATCATTTACGGAAAGGCTAAAGAACTGGGATATTCGGTTAAATCTATTGCAGCTGGAGATGATAGAATGGACGACTATAAAAAACAAACGGAATATCTCAAGAAAGCTGGCGGAGATTTCCCTGACGACATCGAGATAATACAGACTCCAAGATCTAGTAGCGGAACTGAAGTTAGAGGGAAGATAGATAACGAGGACTTTGTGGGATTTAAAAAGTTGGTCCCGCATGCGGTTTCTACTTTTTATGATCAATTAGTTTCTTCCCAGAATGGAAGATCAATTAAAGAATCTGAAGCTGTGAATTTTCTAAACGAGTACGGCGACGAAAAAACCAGAGATGAAATAGAGAGCGAAATAGCAGCTAAAGAAATTAAAAATAAAGAACAATAAAAAATGACAAAGATAGTTACATCGTTTGATCAGTTTATCAGCGGAATGAATGAATCCGATGGATTCGGAACATCACCCTTTCTATTAGAAAAATCCGGTGATGTATACCACTATTTCTTCAATATAGATCAGGAAAGCAGCGAAGACCAAATGGGCTTCCATCTAATTGTTGGAAAATACTCTGATAATGAGGTTATCGAGGGACCTAAAAATTCATACTGTGTATTAACACTGAATCAGATTGCATCTGAGGTTATTGATGACATCGCAGTGGATAAAGAGGAGATACCACAAACAAGCAAGGAGAAGTTCAAGATGGAAGGAAATGAGATATCCAGACTTATGGAATCCATATTCAAATGTGTTAATAGCTATCTTGAAGCAAACTCTAAGGTTGTCAGAATTTATGATGAGATGCAGGACAATTTAGAATTTGATGGCAAAGGGGAATATATGGAATATATGAAATCCATAGCTATATCTCAGCTTGGAGGCAATTGGTCAATTCAGCAAGGTGCCACTCAGAAGTCCATTATTATTAGTAGATAACGAAACAAATTAGTGAATCCAATATATAAATAGTAATAAATAAAACAAATCAAAATGGAAAAATTCGAACAAATCAAGGCTCTTATCGAGCAAACCCAAGGAGACGCTGAAAAGTTTTTCAGCAAAGGGAACGGAACAGCTGGTACTAGACTTAGACAAGCTATGCAGGAGTTAAAAAAACTTGCTCAGGATCTTAGAATCGAAGTACAGGAAGCTAAGAATAATAAAGCTTAATTTTTTAACCACTTAAAACAAATTTACATGGCCTATTATCTTGTAAAAGTTAATTTTGAATCTGGTGAAGTTAATAAAGCTGGTGACCCAATCTACAAGAAATCTGAATTTCTTGTTGCTGGAGAATCAGTAATCGAATGTGAAAAGAAAGTTGCCGAGTACATGGACGGCACTGTCGGAGGCTTCGAAACTTTTCAGATTTCTAAAACAAAAATAGAATCTGTCATCTATGACAAAGAAAAGTACGAAGACATCATCTAATCCTGCAGACACAAGCTCTTATGTCCCGCCACAGTCACCCATAGCTATACAGCCAGGGGATACAGGATTCACTACTGTCGGCAAAGCCTACAATAGATTTATCTGGACATTTGGAGATTGGAATAAACAGAAAAAGAAGATAATAAATCCCGATACCAATTGGGATCTAAATTCGAAACCCATGACTGATAAGGAATGGGAAAATAAGAAAAAGGACTTATATTTATAAGTCCTTTTTTTTGTGATATATAGTTCATGAGGAATATTAAAAGGTTCGCTGAATTTGTTTTTGAGGGTTTGTCAGGCCTGACAAAAAGTGCTCTCGATGCAGTAACACTAGAGAATCCTCCTGGATCAAATAAGGGTGATAAAGTTGAGGTCATGCAAAGATCTGTTGGTATTTCTCCAGGTGATCCTTGGTGTGCAGCTTTTGTTTATAGCATCTTTAAGAATGCAAACATTGATCCTGCTATAATGAGGAGAATACCCAAAACGGGAGGGGTAAATAAAATGTGGCAAAGTGCTACTAATGCCAAGAAAATAACCAAGGAAGAAGCTTTAAAAAACCCGGAACTCATACTTCCAGGAATGGTTTTTTTCTATTTAACCAAGAACGATAAGGGTCAATATCCAGGAACAGGTCATACGGGAATGGTGATAAAAGTTGACAAAAACAATAAAACTATCACATCAATCGAAGGTAATACTAATCCATTCGATGGTGCCAGAGAGGGATTTGGTTCGTTTGTGATTACTAGAAAAATAGAGGATCCAAGTATATCTAAAGATCCTAAATTACATCCATCCAAAATGCTTGGCTTTATAGACTTCCTTGATGGGTACAGGAATCCAGAAGATCTTGAATATTCAAAATTCATTAAAAGCCTTGGTAAGATAGAATTAGCATACAGGAATCAAACAATAGAGGAGATCTGGAAAATCCAAAAATTTCCGGGCATATTGGATCAATATGCATTAAATTACGAAAATAGAGATAAATAAAACAAACTCAATATGCCAGCAGTAAGTACAGCACAACAAGCATTAATGGGACAAGCGTATGCAGTTAAGGTGGGAGAACTAAAGCCTTCTGATCTTAATCCCAAATACAGAAAAAGAATTTTAGCACTTGCAGATAGCATGTCTAAAAAAGAACTTGATGCATTTGCATCGACAAAACATAAGGGATTACCACATCATATCGATGAGGAAGTTACCGGTGAGCTTGCCGTTAGCTTAGAACCGGTTGGATCCGATGAAATGCCAAGTTTCCAACCCAAGGGTCCTGGTAAAATAATCCCATTCTTGAATCCCGATTCGAAACAGAAAACTAAGGGTAAAAAAAATCTCCAAAATCTGAAAGATTACAGGGACTGGATAGCTAACAAATAAAAAGTCATATAGCTAACTAATGGCTCAATTCCCATCCAACCCCCGAATAGGACAAGCTTTTCTTGCAGACTCTAATCTTTATGTTTGGAGTGGCTACCAGTGGATCGTTGCACAGGTGGGCGGTTCAGGGAATAGCTCAGCAGGTACATCGGGAACTAGTGGTGTTGATGGTAATTTCTACGGTTCCTCAGGATCTAGTGGAACGAGAGGATCCAGCGGAACATCGGGAACACCTGGAACACCTGGTGGTGACGGTGAACCAGGATCAGCAGGAACATCAGGAATCAATGGGTCCAGCGGAACATCAGGATCAACAGGAACACCCGGATCTTCCGGATCAGCAGGAACATCAGGATCAACGGGAACACCAGGATCTTCCGGATCATCGGGAACCCAGGGATCTTCAGGAACATCTGGTTCTAATGGGTCTTCCGGAGTCAGTGGAGTGAATGGGGTCGATGGGTCTACAGGAACATCAGGAACTAGCGGAAGCTCCGGTGTAACCGGATCTGCTGGAACATCAGGATCTGCAGGGACATCGGGAGCAGTAGGATCACCGGGATCTGCTGGAACCTCAGGAACACCGGGATCTGCAGGAACATCTGGTTCTAATGGTTCTTCGGGAGTCAGCGGAGTCAACGGTGTTGATGGATCCTCTGGAACTAGTGGAAGCTCTGGTGCAACAGGATCTGCTGGAACATCAGGATCCTCTGGATCCTCTGGA